CATTACCATGACCCTGTTAGGGCTTCAATTGCTACTAACCTCCCTTCAACGTATGACAACGGTTCTAGTGGTGTAGGGGCTACACTTACAAACTCTAGTACACAAGCCGCTATTGTAATTGATGGCGTTTCTCTGGTTTTAAATGACCGTGTTCTTATTAAAGGCCAAACTAACGCCAGACACAATGGTGTATATAAAGTAACAACAGTGGGCAACGGCAGCACTAACTGGGTGATAACCCGTACCACAGATACAGATAGTTATGGTGCTTCTGATAAAGATTCATTAGGAGAAGGCGATGCTTTCTTCGTATCTTCAGGTGCAGTAAACGGTGGTGCACTAGATGTTATGAATGTATCTGGTGCCATTACCTTTGGTACTACTGAGATAACTTTTGTACACATGCTCGACACTACTATTTATTCTGCAGGTACAGGACTTACCCTTACAGGGACAGAATTTGCTGCAGCACAAGATATATCTACTACCGCTAACCCCCAATTTGGCACAGTTACTGCTAATCTTACGGGTAATGTTTCAGGTACGTCAGGGTCTACCACAGGTAATGCTGCTACAGCCACAGCCTTAGCTACAGCACGTACCGTACAACTCTCTGGTGATGTAACTGGTAGTGCAACCTTTGATGGCTCTGCTAATATTAACATTACTGCTGCTGTACAGGATGATTCACACGCACACGTTATTTCTAACGTAGATGGACTACAGACTGCACTAGATGCTAGAGTACCTACATCACGTACTCTTACAGCAGGTAATGGTCTTACTGGTGGTGGTGACTTAACTGCTAACCGTACTTTTACTGTAGGTGGTGGCACAGGCATTACGGTTAATGCTAATGATATTGCTATTGATACTAGCTATACAGATGGTCGTTATGTGAATACCTCTGGCGACACCATGACGGGTGCGCTAGATATTAATGGCACAGTCACTGTAAGCCCAAACACTGCTGGTAAAGACACTTTTGAGTTATCTACTAACGCTGTAAACGAAGCAAGACTTCGGATGAAAAATGTAGATACCACCACCGTTCAAATTCGTGCAGGGGGCGACAGCTATTTTAATGGCGGAAATGTTGGGATTGGCTCAAGCACATCTAATCACTTTTCAGTAACATCTGCCGCAAATGTATTAGGAGTTAAAAGCAGTTCTGGCGCTTTGGTTTCTCTTGCCGCAACAGGCACTAATTTTAGTGGGATAGACTTAGGCACAGACAGTCTTCGCAGGGCTGGGATGTACTCTTTAAATGGTTCAGTCTTAGGTTTTTATACCAACCCTACAAACTCTGGCACTTCTCTAGCAGAAGCCATGCGCCTAGACAGCAGCGGTAATTTGTTAGTAGGTAAAACTACTCTAGAGTATACTAGCAACGCTGGACTTATCCTCCGCAATGATGGCCTTCTAAGCGCAGTTCGAAGCGGTGGTAATGTTCTTAACATAAATAGGCTGTCTAGCGATGGTGAGATTATTCAGCTTAATAAAGACGGCTCACAAATAGGAAGTATTGGGACTAATGGTAGTTACATTTATGTAGGTTCAGGTGATGTAAACTTACGGTTTCATGCGGCTGCTGATTCTATTCTTCCTGCTACTACGGGTGGAGCTACTAGAGATAGTGCGATTGACCTTGGCACTTCTGGGGCTAAATATAAAGACCTGTACCTGTCTGGAGAAGTCAAAGGTAATGCTGAGACAGCAAGTGCTTGGGAAACAGCACGTACCCTAACACTCTCTGGTGACGTAACAGGGTCAGTAAGCTGGAATGGGAGCGCCGATGCTTCTTTAAGCGCAAGTTTGTCAGCGCCTTATAGCTACATAGATACCGCCACAGGATCTTACGGCACAGTTAAAGTAGACGATGATCGTAACGTTACTTGGGCTGGCTACGCCATTCGTGACGATTGGGTGTTTATGTCAAATGGCGCAGCTAAATGTGGCCTTTACGATGATAATACAAGCGAATGGGCTGTTGAGTGTTTTACTAACGCTCAAGTAAACTTGTACTATAATGGCGTACAGGCTCTACAAACAATAGGGAATGGCATAAGGGTTGGATCAGGAGCTGCATCTGACATCTATATGGCAGATACAGATGAAGGTGAACGCCGTATACACTGTAACTCGAACCGGATTGGCTTCCTCAACAGTTCTAGTGGTTGGTCTGCGTACAGCGAAGATGGGGGTCTGTGGTATTGTGCGAGTGGGTTAACTGTCGCTGGCGATGCAACTTTCACGGGCGGGGCAGCTGCTATTAGTGTCGCTGCTGGCTCAGACATTCGTTTAGGTGATGGTGCTTGGACAGGTGAGCAAGACGGCAAGATACAGCATCACTCAAATGGCTTATATTTTCAAGCACAAGAATTTCGTTTTAGAAACTCTGGTGGCACTAACGTTATGGTTGTTAATTCGTCAGGCAATATGACGATTTCAGGAACAGTAGATGGACGTGACGTTGCAGCAGATGGCACGAAGCTAGATACGATAGCTACAAGTGCAAACAACTACAGCTTGCCAGCAACACCCTCTGTCACTAGCTTGAACGTAGCTGATAAAATTATTCACTCAGGTGACATTGATACTTACACACAGTTCCACGCAGGGGATCAGTGGCGAGTTGTAACGGGTGGTATTGAACGTTTTGAAGTCAACAACACAACAGTAACTTCTGTCGAGCCTATTTACGCACCTAGTTTCCATGGAGATGGTTCTAATCTTACAGGGATTTCAAGTGGGCTACCCTTATCTGGTGGTACTCTGACGGGTGATCTTAGTATACCAAGTAAACTTATTCACGCAGGTGACACAGACACTTATACACGGTTTAATTCAGATGAATTTAGTGTCTATACAGGTGGTACTGAACGTTTTAAGGTAAACAATACATCTGTATACTTTAATAATTACGTTAGTGCCCCTTACTTTTCCGCTACATCTGACATGAACTTAAAAACAGATATTAAGAAGATTGTAAATCCTCTTGAAATGATAAGTAACTTAAACGGTTACACATTCAATTGGAAAGAAAGTGGTGAAGCATCTGCTGGAGTTATAGCGCAAGAGGTAGAAAAAGTATTGCCATCTGCTATATCTGAAAACAAAGAAGGCAATAAATCCGTAAACTATAATGAGCTTATAGGTGTTCTAATTGAGGCTGTTAAAGAACAACAGGTTCAAATAGATTCTTTAAAAAAAATGTTAGGAGATAATTAATGTCGCATAGTTTTGGAGCAGGTGTGGGAACAGTCCCCTATGACAGTCACACTACCAACTCATTCGTTTCGACTATTACTCTAGATGTCAATGACACATCAGACTCTAATCGTTTAGTGTATGTTAACGGTACGTTTGATGTGTCAATTGACGGAAACCAATATTTATCTTTTAAATTTTTAGATAGCAGTGGTAACACTCTCAATAGTCGTTATAGTAGTAAAGCTTCTCGTACAACAAGTAGGTTTATGACCACAAGTAGTAGCAACCTTATTACGAATGGTTACTGGAATCTTGGCACTGCAAACAGTTCTAATGTTTTATATGGTGAGATGCAAGATGTACAAATATATCTGGATATGAACCGCACATCGAATGGGGCTGGTAGGGTGTCTGGGTATTGGACAACTTACTACGAAAATACTGGTGGTGTTCCTATTGGTGCTAATGGTAGTTTTGTACTAGCAAGCAACACTATTGTAACAGCTTTAGAATTCTCTTCAAACGGGCCAGGTTCAGGAACAGTTAGGGGCAATTGTCGTTCACAGGTAATTTTAGGGAGGTATTAACATGGATTTTAAATCTAAAGGATTAGATCAAGAGCTAGACTCCATTGCCTCTTTAACTACCGCTGTTAGTTCAGTAGATTTAGATGTACAAAATTCCACTAACACTGTTGCTACAACTTTTATATCTGGTATGATTTCAGACACTGATACGTATTTTAGGCCGACTATCCAGTTCCTGTCTGGGACATCTGTTATTCCCCATGGGTACTGTACCAGCATTGATGGCACCACCAGTTATGGACAAAGCACCAATACGGGAAACCCTATTAACTTTACTGATAGTTTTTGTTACACTAGCTCAGGAACTTATAACTTACAATTCACTGGTTGGATACATAAGAGTGCACCTTTTACCAATGCAGGGCAAAAACTTACACACATAAATATAAGATCTATATTTTATGATAACAGTAACATGAAATCAGTTCATTTTCAAGCATCGTCAATAAACAATCAATCTGTAATTACAAGTATAAGATTTAGTGGTGGGAACTATGGTCCCTTTACGTATGCATTAAGATCTTACTCTCTAATAATAGAAGATTAAAAGGAGAAAAACATGACTGTAAATTACACAGCTTCGGGAATGGAAAGCCTCCTAGATTCATATGACAGTGGGACTGCTAGTGCATCTAATTTTGAATTGGATTTAAATCAAGGATCAAACACTAAGAGTTTAATTATGATACAAGGATCACTTAAACTTACTGGTGCAAGTACTGCAAACCTTGGTCTCTATATAAGATCTAGCGGTAATCAACAAGCCAATTGGTTTAACACTATTCAAACGGTAGGGACAACTAATTCTTACTATTGGAGTAATCCAGTGCCATACCAGTATACGACTTACTATAGATTATCAGCTAATAATACTTATCAAGTCCAAATGATGTTAGACTGTGAAAACAACGGGACAAGTTCCCCATATAAAAGAATGAATTTGCATGTTGATGGTTTTGGGTATACCCAATACGGAATAAGAATGAATATAACAGACGGTTCCAGAGCCTCCCTAGCAGATCCCTACAAGATGTATTGTTTTTGCACAAGTGGCTCCATGTTTGTAAAAATTAATTCATATGCAATTACAGGTAGATAAAGGAGAATTAGAATGGCAAAATCTTCAAGTTTTGTAATTCGTGATGACGGAGATTATGATCTAGTTGAAACTAATCACAGGACTGACGAAATAACAATTTTAGATACAGTTACTGAAGCTGAGATGGAAGTCTATTTTGCACCATCACTAGAAGACACAGTAATGATGAATAGGTTACAAAGAGAGGGTCTGTTAGGTGAAACAGATTGGTGGGCAGTTTCAGATCGTACTATGACAGATGATCAAATTGCTTATAGACAAGCTTTAAGAGATATGCCTACTCATGGAAACTGGCCTAACTTAAACGAAGATGATTGGCCCACTAAACCATAATAACAAACAAAAGGAAAATTAAAATGGTAAAAGAAAATAACACAACCATTACAATTAATGATATAGAGTATGACACTAATGATTTTACAGATACTCAAAAAATACTACTGAGTCATGTAACAGACCTTGATCGGAAGGTTGTTAATATTAAGTTTAATCTAGATCAATTAACCTTTGGTAGAGATTGTTTCTTAAAGGAGCTAGTGGCTTCTTTAGAGGAAGAGATTGAAGAAGCAGCGTAGTCTAAGGTATATTCTCTAAGTTCCTTATAGGGGGGTCTCAGGATCCCCCTTTGGATTAATTAACATATAACAATATCACGAGGATATACATGCGCAACATTACTTATGAGGGTCCATCTACTCCCTTGTCTCAAGAATTAGATGAAATGAAGTACAGACAAAAGGGAGAGACCTTTGATGGTAAGGTTAAGCGTATCGCACGATCACTGTGCGATAGTGTAGAACACCAATGGGTCCTAGAGGACATCATTGGTCTGCAAAGATTTTTACCAGCTGGTAGAGTACAGTCTGCAATGGGTGCAGGTAAGCTTGTTACTGCTTATAACTGTTTTGTATCAGGAGATATTAAAGATAGTATGGATTCTATCATGGATCGTGCTAAAGAAGCAGCAGAAACAATGCGAAGAGGAGGTGGAATAGGTTATGATTTCTCTAAAGTACGCCCTAGAGGTACTCAAATCAAGTCGTTGGAAAGCCAAGCAAGTGGGCCTATCTCTTTTATGTCTATCTTTGATGCAGTCTGTCAAACAATCAGTAGTTCCGGTCATAGACGTGGTGCGCAAATGGGCGTACTCCGTATTGACCATCCGGATATCGTTGATTTCATTACTGCTAAACGTAATTCTGATAAGCTTACTGGTTTCAATATATCTCTAGGGATTACCGACAAGTTTATGGAAGCTTTATCTAAGGAAGATGACAGCTTCGATCTAGTCTTTGATGGTATCACACATGAAACAGTCTCTGCAAAAGAGATCTGGGACTTAGCGATGGAATCTACATGGGATTGGGCTGAGCCTGGTGTCTTGTTTATTGATCGTATTCAAGAAATGAATAACTTACATTACTGTGAGGACATTAGTGCTACTAATCCATGTGGTGAACAACCTTTACCACCATACGGTGCTTGCCTACTAGGGTCTTTTAACTGCACTAAGTACACAATTAAAAATAAAAATGGTAAATACACATTCGACTTTGCTCAGTTTAAGGAAGACATCCCACACGTTGTTCGTGCTATGGATAACGTTGTTGATCGTACTATCTACCCACTTCGGGAGCAAGAGGATGAGGCAAAGAATAAGCGGAGAATGGGACTCGGCGTTACAGGTCTTGCTAATGCAGGCGAGATGCTTGGATTCGAGTATGGCTCTAAACCTTTCTTGCGATGGATGGAAAAAGTCTTCGCATGTCTCAGAGACAACACCTACTACGCATCAGCAAAACTTGCAGAAGAAAAAGGAGCATTCCCCCTATATCGTGAAGACTACCTAAAAGGTAATTTTATTCGCACACTTCCAGCATTTGTACAAAAGGAGATCCGAAAGCATGGTATTAGAAACAGCCACCTCACGTCTATTGCGCCTACTGGGACAATCTCCCTCGTGGCAGATAACATCAGTGGTGGAATCGAACCAGTCTTTTCACATTCATACGAGCGTACCATCCAGACTTTTGACGGTCCACGCTATGAGAGTGTTGAGGACTATGCTTTTGCAAGAGGAGTCTCCGGACGAAAGGCAGATGACATTTCCGTTCATGAACACTTAACTGTTTTAACCCTAGCCCAACATTACATTGACAGTGCTTGTTCTAAAACCTGCAATGTGGGAGATGATGTTACCTATGATGATTTCAAACGTGTTTACGAAACGGCATGGAAAGAGGGAGCCAAGGGCTGTACCACATTTAGGATCTCTGGAAAACGCTACGGAATCTTCAATGAGGCCGTGGAAAAGGAAGCGGAGACTGAGGGCCAGATTGAAGGTGCTGCAGAGACGGACGGAGCGAAAGCAGAGGCGTGTTTTTTTGACCCGACTACTGGGCAGCGAGAGTGCTCGTGAGTTATTAGATTAAAATAGGAGGTAGCGATGCCACAAGAGATTATATTACCAATCACAAACCTAGCATCTGCAGGTCTTGTTGAAGATGCTCCTGCAGTGTCGCTACCACCTAATGTTTTTTCAGAAGTACAAAATGTTCGTTTTAGGGATGGAGCTGTTAAAAGGTTCCCTTCCGATGTGGATAAGCTGACATCACTTACAGACGTTGTGTACGTTGCATATTGGCCCTCTACCCTTGGGGATAGATATGTGGTCATAGTAGACAATGGAAGCAACACAGTGTTCACAGTTTACAACAGCTCCTTCTCTGTGGTTTCATCACAAGGTGGTACAAACACTGGGGTTACTGGTGGAAGTTGGCAGCATACTTTGTTCAATGGTGGTTATCATATTATTTTTAACAATGGTAACTCTACCCCTGTATTCCTACAAGATGATGTTGCAGGTGTTATTCAGCTTCCTGGATGGGATTCTTATGCCATTGAGGAAGAGCTTAGCTCTTTTGAACACGATGGTTCTTCTGGTGCGGTGCAAATTAAAAACACTGTATTTGCAAATCCAGGGTCAGGTAATTCTATTTCTGTAAAAATGACTGCACTGCCTCGTAACACTGCCTCTCCGATACAGACAGAGACAGTTACAATAAATAGCTCTGGGACTGTATCCCCCGATGCAACCCTCCTTAACATTGGCACAATAACTAATGTTAACTATTCAACTAATTCTTTTGATTTTACTCCAGACACATCGTCAGGTGGCACTACCTATAAGGCATACGTTACATCTACCCCAGTTACTAGTGTAACAGCGGGTGTTGTAAGATCGTATGGTAACTTAATAGTCGCAGGTAACCTTAAGGAAACTGGTGGTCGTACCCTTACAGGTACTATCAGAACCTCTGATGTTGCAGGTCCAGGTGCTATGCCTGAGAATTGGAACCCTTTTAAAAACGGCGCTAATACAGCAGATGAGTTTATATTAGCCTCTACAGGTACTATTCAAGATCTGGCAGAGTTGCAAGGAGTTTTGTATATTTATACAGATTCTTCAATCCACGCTGTCCAAAGAACAAACTCTGAGTTTGTACCTTTTCAGATATCGACAGTCACTGATAACTATGGAGTTAATAATACAGATGGTGTTATAGAAGTAGATGGTAAACATATTGTCTATGGAAGCAATGACTGTTATGTTTTTGCAGGGCACCCTGGATCTATCTCTTCCATATCTGATGGACGTGTTCGTAATTTCTTCCGTAATAACACAACAATAAAATCTGTAAGATTTAATAAGTATGATGAAACTTGGTTTTGGTCAGGTAGTATTATATACGTTTGGAACTACAGGAATAACGTTTGGACTAAGAGGGACATACCTGCAGGTACAAACTCTATAACTTCTATTAGAGGAGACCTCCTTTTGTCAGCACCTACAAAAATTGTTAGTGTAGATGGAAGTTCATATTTACCGAATGCTGTATTAGAACGTAAGCGCATGGCAGTAACTCCTGAGTTTGACACTGAAAGTGTTTCTGGTATGGCATTACTTTTTGATGGACCCTCTAAGGTTAATATTAAATACGCTGGAATTGATAAAGTTGGTACAACAGTTGACTTCTCAGCTAAGCCTGCGATACCTTTTGATACTTCTTTAGATTATAAGGCAGACGTTAGATTTAATGGTAGATTTTTAAATTACAGAATAGAAAGTCAATCAAACGAGACAAATTTAGATTGGAATCTTACAGGTTACCACATTCAAATCAGTAAAGGAGGTGCTAGGTAATGTCTATTATTAGACCACCCTACACAGGAGACCCCCTAATAGACTCTTGGACAAACCAAATAACTCAGGCTATTAACATGGGGCTTACGCTTCCTGGGGTTCAAGGTCAGTCTGGAGGGGACGGGTCATCAGGCACTGCTGGTAATACAACTCTTTATTTATATCAAAGAACAACAACTAATTCTGCACCCAGTAGACCTACAAGTGTTGCTTATGATTATACTGACATTGACAATGTTACAATAACCGCCAACAATTCTTGGCTTGGTGAAGTCCCTACGTCTGGGGGTAAGTATCTTTGGATTACTTTCAGGTACGTGTCTGAACTGGTAGATACAATCACTCAATCTAACACTTGGAACACCCCTGTCTTATTAGCTGTTGATGGTGATGATGGTGCGGATGGACTTACAGGTGCTTCTTCTAATATTATATTTATAAGGTCTGCCACCCAACCATCCACTCCTTCAGCCAGTTCTGGAATACCCTCTGGTTGGTATGATACCCCACCTGCGGGTACCGAAATATTATGGTCATCCTCTGGTACCAAAACTGTAGGGGCTACGACATTTACATGGGGTACTCCTTTCCAGATAGAGGGTACATCTGTTGCGGAAGTGTTTATATATCGTAAGAATAGTAGTACTTTTACTGCTGGAACTAGTAGTTATAATTTTGTAACACAGACATTAACAGCTCCGACTAATTGGTCAACTACTGTACCTACTCTTTCTTCGGATGGAGATGTGATTTATCGGGTAAGTGGTGTAACCTCTGGAGCTGCAACTCAAACATCTGCTGCTATAACTTATGGCTTACCCGTTGTATACGCACAGAGAACTGATGGCACAGATGGAACAGACGGCACAGATGGCACAGATGGCACAGATGGCACAGATGGCAATGATGGGCTTACAGGTGCCTCTTCTAATGTTATTTTTATAAGATCTGCTAATGCACCCTCTACCCCTTCGGCTAGTGCTGGAATACCCTCTGGTTGGTATGACAGCCCACCCACAGGTACAAATATTCTGTGGGCAGCTTCGGGCACTAAAGTTGTAGGAGCTACCACATTTACATGGGGCACTCCTTTTCAAATAGAAGGTGCATCTGTTGCAGAAGTTTCTGTATATCGTAAAAACGTCAGCACTTTCTCTACTGGTGGAAGTTATAATTTTGTAACACAAACATTAACAGCTCCGACTAATTGGTCAACTACTGTACCTACCCTTTCTTCAAATAATGATATAATCTACAGAGTAAGTGGTGTAACATCTGGAGCTGCAACCCAAACAGCTGCATCTGTATCTTATGGATCGCCTGTGATTTATGCACAAAGAACGGATGGGACTAATGGTGGTACTGGTGATACTGGTCCTCGTCGTGCTAACGGTTTTATTTACCGTTCAACATTTTCAGCAGGCTCTGCTCCAACAGGGGGCTCAATAAATTGGCCCACAGGTGTTCTAACCCCTCCGACAGGGGGTTGGTCTAACACAGCTCCATCTACTACATCATCCGGTAATAGTGTATTCGTATCTTACTGGGCAGCATCAGAAGCTGATGACCGCCTGTCAACTGCGATTACATATACCGTACCAGTTCTAGCTCAGGTCGTAGTCAACGATATTAAGTCTGTTAACTTTGATGGTACTGTTGATAATCTCATTGGCCCTAACAGTAACTCAGGTACTGTAGGTTACGCAATGGATGCTTCAACAGGTACAGCAGTGTTCAGTAACGTTATTGTACGTGGTCGTGTTACAAATGAAGCTGAACGATTCCTTAGTGGTTCCGCAGGTACTTGGACTACCATTACCGCATCATCAACTAATATCCACCTTGAACCAGCTTTCTCAGAAGGCGCGGGGCCATACAGGATATTTGTTGTAGGCGCAGGTGGTGCTGGTGCAAGAGCTGCGCCGTTAGATCCAATTACTTCTGGCGGTATTGTGTCTAGAACCTGGGCTGCAGGCGGTGGTGGTGCTGGAGGCTTTGCTGCCTTTACACTCGAATGGGATGGCACTACTGCCCTAGACTGCACAGTCGGTTCTGGTGGTGAATCTATAGGTCGTGTTGACCTGTATCACGCTGGTAACACTGGTGGCGCAACTACCTTCTCTATAGGAGGCAGTGTAGTTGTAACATGCAACGGTGGTACTGGTGGTGTGCACGAATTAAGCTCGACTACCATTTCATCAGGGGGTTCTGGCGGAACGGCAACAATAGCAACTAACGCACTCATAACCGACACCGCTGACAACGTTACGAATACAGGTGGCTCTGGTGGTTATGGAATTGCTAGGGTCTACACTACTAACACTACTAGCATGGCTTGCGGAGGCGGTGGAGGTGTAAACTTCTTATCAAAGTCTAACACAAACGGCGGCTTTGCAAGTATTGGAGCCACTAACCTACGAGTCGGTGCTGGACATATTGCAGTCGCGGGTGGTGGTGGTGGTGGCCCATTTGGAGCTGGTATTAATGCATCAATTAGTGCAGCCAGTGATGGTGGCGCTGTTAATGGTAGTGATGTATTCGTGGGGTCTGGTAGGGGTATCTTCGGAACAGGTGCCTATGGCAGTTATGTATCCGGTAACGGAAGCGGTGGAAGTGCTGGTGAGGTAGCCCCTGGTGGTTCAGGGGTGATCGGTCCATACCTCGGCAGTCTAGCACAAGGTTTTTCTATTGCAATTGCACAACCACACACAGGCACTACAGGTGGTAACTCTCCTCCATTGGGTAATCGTACAGCCATCATGTCTGGTGGTGGTGCCTTTGCTAAGGCAGGAGGTCAGACAGAAATTGCAGGCTTTGAGTACAAAGCACAAGATGGTGAAATATTTGGAGGAGGTGGCGGTGCTGCTTACTCTAACTCTGCTTTGTCTAATACTTCAAGTGGTGTTGCTAACGCACCTAGAGGTGGTAACGGTGGCTTCGGTGCTGGTGGAGGTGCTGGTGGTAGAAGTCAAATTACAAGCAGTAGAGGTGGTGACGGTATTATACTTATCGCAAGACTATAGGAGACTACTATGAAGTGGTATATTAAAGACGCGGATGGTAACATTCTAAACACTTACGTTGGTGCAGGAGATTTGTATCCTGTTGGATCCTTATGGATGGGTACTGAAATAGCTTTGGTAGAAGAGGTAGTACCCCTTGTAGAAGACATCGTAGATAACAGAGATGTTCGCAGGCTTCGGAGGGCTGAAGAGTTCTCTTCTACACTCGACGTACTTAACCCTTTCTGGTATGCTTCACTGTCTACAGACCAACAAACATTGATAGGCAACTGGCGTCAAGCTTGGTTAGATTATCCTAATGATGAGAATGCAACAGAACCTCAAAGACCTGATGGTATATTTTAAGGAAAATACATGATTAGATTATTAAGTGGACCTGAGTTAGCAGATAAATGGCATACGTTAAGGCCACTAATAGACCAAGCATTAAAACATGGAGGAGGAGCTGTGACATCTCACGGGCTCTTTCTTCAATGCTTAGGTGCGGTAGGTCAATGTTGGATTAGAAATGAGGGTGAGGTATGTATTACTCGCTTTGAAGAGATAGAAGGTAAACGGCAGCTATCCGTAATTGCCTGCACGTCACCTGGTTTGTTGGAATTCTTACCAGAGTGCATGAAGATATTTGAGGATTTCGCACGTTTCAATGATTGCAATAGAACTGTAGTCTATGGGCGCAAAGGTTGGGCTCGTGCCCTTAAAGAATATGGATATTATGAGACGTTTATAACTCTCATTAAGGAGGTTTAATATGGCTGAAACTACTACTACAACAGGGTTACCTGACTATGCTCAACCGTATGTTGAAAATGCTTTAACTAAAGCAACAAATCTTTACGAAGTTGGGGCTATGGACAATGTTGCAGGTATGACACCTGAACAACTTGACGCACTCGCAAAACAAAAGACACTTGGAGGTACTGGTGGTGTCTATGATCAAATTGCATCAGACAGCTATGGTGCAACTGAAGCGTATCGTGATGCTGCCGCTGGCACTGGTCTGTTTGGGGCGGATGCTTTAGGTCAGCAAATGACTGCTATGCAAGGAAGTATTGGTAATGCAGTCCAAGGATTGATGGGACAGCAACAGGGTCAATACTCACGAGGTGGTAATCTTGGAGGTGCTAGGGCTCAGAGGTCTATGGATTCTGCTGCTTTAAAAGTAGGTGGTGATATGGCAGCGAGTGAACTTGCCAATCGTCGCGCGTCTTCCCTAAGCGGAGCAGGTGGTGTGTTAGGTGCAGGGTCAAACCTTCAGAATCAGTTTGGAGCAGGTGCTAACCTATTAGGTCAAGCGGGATCTGCTATCCAACAACAGAATCAAAACGAAGGTGATGCAGCATATCAAGGTGTTCAACGATTGTTTGGACTTTTAAATTCTCCTGCTTTAGGTACTCAAAGTACTTCGACAGGTGGAGGTAAATAATGAAACGTATAATTCAAAGGTATCAAGATGGTGGTGGGGTTAACCCTATGGTGTCAACTGGTGTCCCTGAAGGTGGTTATGCTAAACAAGCCATAGCTAACTACTTGGCAGGTGAAACTTTAGGCGGTCCCTTATCTTACGTGGCTGGTGAATCCAATGTTCCTGATTATCATGCACTCGCAGATGAGCTTGGCACAAGTGTTATTGATGGCTATAGACCAGCGACTGCGGCATCGGCTGCGGCTGCAACAGGGGATAATAACACTGCCCATGAAGAAATGATGGCGGGTGCTTCAAATAACTCAGTCGCAAATAACACTTATAGCACAGGCTCAGGTGGCGATACAAGTTCTTGGGTAACTGATCAAGAAACTTATGGTGCTCCTGGTGGACATTGGGGTGGCTCATCTGAATACGAAGCCAACTTGATCAACAACCCTTATATTGGGGATGAAGAATTTTGGGATACATATGAATCAGGTGAAGCATCTGGCAGTACCTTCTCAGGTGGTGGGCGTGATGGTGCTGGTAACTATGGTATAGCAGGTGATGTTGGCGCGGCAATTTATGATGCTGCTGGTAACTTACTTAACGGTTCACTTATTGGTCGTGGTTATACTGCACTCACTGGTAACAATTTACTAGATCCGTATGATGCTACAAAGTACCCTGATGGGGTTGTGCCAAACGAATATAATCCTGATGGAACTCCTAAAACTACAGGTTTAAATCTTACAGGACCAGTAAACCCTAACCTCTCCTTAAAAAGAGGTGGTGGCTACAACACATCAGATACACACTCAACACACAACGATAGCATAGCGAAGGACGAGGCCAGTCGTGGAGCATTTGGCAATGCAATTTGGAGCCCAGCGTTAGGTAGGCATTTAAATCCTACTCAAGTTGCAAACAGGAGAGCAAATGGTCTACCTGTTAACAATGGTGGTTTTATAGGTCCACTTGTTAAGGGATATAACAATGGTGGAGTTTCCTTGGCTAAGTCAGGTATTCGTGAAGAAGAAATACAAGAGCGTCAAAGGATGCAAGCGCGACTGCCTCAAGTGCAACAGAATCCACTATCAGATGTAGGATATAAACTTGCCATGGGAACTGTAGACAAAGGTATTGAATCTGCAGCATCTTCCTTAGCAGGCCAAGGTGCTGCTGGTGCTGCTGGTGCTGGTGCTGCTGGTTCAGGTATGATGGCAGCTCTTGGACCTATTGGTATTGGAATTGGTCTAGGTAAACTGTTTGGTGTGTTTAACAAAGGTGGTAAAGTTACGTGTTCTTGTGGGAAACCTAACTGTAACTGTTCAAGTAAAATGAAATATTCCCCTTTAGGAGGAAGTTATGATTGATAAAACAGACCCAACTAATAGGGACACTGTACCTGCTATACTTACTCCTGGAGAGTTTGTACTCAACAAGGAAGCAACTCAAATGTTTGGCCCTGTAGTTGAGCAAATGAATAACGCAGGCTTACAGCATCGTGCAATGAAAAACATGGGTGGTGGTATTCAAAACTACAATGATGGTGGTTTTGCGTGGCATAAAAACTACACACCTGAGGTTGAAGCTGCTATAGTTACAGCGGCAACTAAGTATGGTATCGATCCATTAACTCTTAAAACCATTGTCTACCTTGAGTCTAGGGGAAACCCTGAAGCTCAATCAAAACAGTCATCTGCTGGTGGCATCATGCAATTTTTAGATAAGACAGCTAAATCTTACAATCTTGAAAATCGTTTTGATGTTAATGAAAGCCTAGATGCAGGTGGTAAACTACTGACAGATAATGTTTCTCATCTAAGAAGTGTTCTTGATCGTGAACCAACACCTGCGGAAACATACCTAGCACACCAACAAGGAGCAACAGGTGCTTTACGATTGTTAAAAGATCCATCTATTAATGTACTAGATGTAAAGAACATGACAAAAGATAAGGTTATTAAGAACGGTGGTAATGTTGACATGACTGCTGGTGAGTTTGCAAACATGTGGATGCAAAAAGCCAACAATGCTTCTAAATTTATTGGGGGCGGTGACACAAACACACCTGCACAACCCACAACCCAGACAGTATCCGTAGCCCCCATTACTTCCATTCCTCCTCAAATGAGAAATGATACAGTGTCATCTCCACGTCCTCAAACGAGACCTGAAGAACTAGTTCCTCAAATGGTAGCTAGTAACCAGGTAGAACCTTTAGCTATTGAACAGGCAGTGATGCAAGCTAGTGTACCACAGGTTCAAGCAGTACCCCCATCACCTTCAAGCTTTGGTGAAGCCTTCAAAGATGCACGAGCTGACATGGGAGCGGGAGGTATCTTTACCTTTCGTGGTAATGATTATACTACTAATTATGCTGAAGAAGAAGATAAAAGGATGACTGCTAACATGGGTGGTGCTGTTTCTCTCAATATGGGAGGTTACCCACAAGAGTACTTAGATAATTATCGTAAAGCTATAATGGCTAATATGGGTCCGGAGTACTTGTCTAGAGTAGAGAGAATGGGAGGTGTAGACGCTGCTCGTGAACTACAAGCGCAAGTTCGTCCAGACTATACACCAGGTAATGTGGAGGAAGACTCTGCTTCATCTCAGCCTATGGCATATAACGATCCTGCTTTAAAAGTTAGATCAGATGGTATGATTGATTTAAGAGGCTCGGGAGGCTCAGATCGAAGGCTAGACAAAAACTTATATTTATCACAACCTGGAACTGGTATGACAACAGAAGAATCTATAGCTAAGCGTAAGAACCTTGCGTCTAATAGTTATGTACCGATGCCAAAAGTAAACAGTGATGAGTCATTACTTCAAGGCTCTTCTCAAAGCGTTGAGAATGCTGCTAGTTCCTACCCAAGTGACTACTCAATTATGGCTGCTGCTAACATGGCTGTGCCAAAGATTCCATTACCTCCTCCAGCACCCAGACCTACGATGGTCGGTGGTAATTTGTACTACTTAAATTCAGATGGGTCTGTAACTGATGGGAATGGTAATCCTGTTCAGGATCCTAGTATTGGTGCTGCTGTTCAGGATAAACTCAACTACAGTGCAGAGGAATCTGCTGCTAATGCAGAAGCTTACAACGACTCTATGGCTGAGCAGGCGGTATTCAATGGTATTGCTCCACAGTCAGTAAACCCAAGCTATGATTCAATGCGTCAACAGCAAGAGTCTAATGCTGCTGAGGCAGAAAGGATTAGGAAAGAAATTGCAGAGACTAATGCAAAACGTGAAGCCCTTAGAGTTGAGTTTAACAATAGGGAGCCAGCAGTTGTCCCACCATTAGACCCTAATGCACCTACATTTATGGGTGATGTTGTACCTTATCTTGGAAGGGCTGCTGGTAGTTTAGCAAGCAATGTTGGAGATACTGTCAATGAGTTTATGGCATCCCCTGCTTTACCTGTAGGATCAGTTGATGTTAATAAAGAGTATAGGGATATTAAGTCTATACTTGCAGGTGGTGTTGATAGAAACGGTGTTCCTTTAACTGACAATCAGATAAGAGCTTATAATACTCGTATTGGAGCTATAGAAAAAGAAAGGGACTACAATGATAGGATGGAACCATTTGGTGCGGGTCAGGTATTTGACACTGTTATTGAGAGTGGTAACCAACTAGCCGCAGATGTGAACGATTACGTCACTGATAAGGTTGGGAATGTTGTTTCAGGGTTTAACCCCGAAGCTGGTGCAAGCGTATTAGATAGTAAACTAGGGTACGCACCACCACCACGCCGTGAATTAACTGCTGATGAAATTGAATTTAATAGGCTAAGGGGACTGACTGGTGATACCACCCCTGAACCTGAAAACAATATCTCAAAAGTTGAAAAGGTAATTACCAACTTAGAAAAAAACCCTGAAGTATTACCAACAACCACTGTTTCTGAATCAGCTGCAGCCAAACAGGCAGCTGCAGCCAAACAGGCAGCCGCAGCCAAACAGGCAGCTGCCTCTATAAAGGTTGATCCAAAAGACCCTAAGGTATCCGGTGCCATGTCCACGCTTAAGAGTGTCTTCGGGGATCTGTTCGATAGTAAAGAACTCATGAGAGCTGCTATCATGTACCTTGGTGGTCGTGCTACTGGTATGGATGGTAACCAAGCTCTTGCCTTTGCTGGTAAGAACTACATTGCTAGGACTGATGCCAAGACAAGTTTCTATAATGAACAAGCTACATCTGGTAAGTGGACTAATGGGAGTCTTGCTAAGTATAGAAAGACTCGTGATCCTGCAGATCTGATTCCGGTTGGTGCTGTTTATAAAAGATCCTCTAAGGATGCTGAGGTATGGTATAATAAGAGGACAGGAAAAACTATCGTGTATGAGCAATGGCAAGCAGGTAAGGATGGTAGCTATGTTACTGTTGAGGCTGGTAAGAACCCTATGGACCCTAATGCTAGGATTAATTACAGCATGGTTACTCAAGATGGTTCTAATGTGGTTGGCACAGATGCATATAATGCTAGGATTAATTCCAACAGAGAAAGCTACGCAGATGTTATAACTGCAGAGTTGCTGAAGTCTGAGATTCCTGCGGAGGATGGTAGAGCCAAGTCTAATTACCTAAAGGATATAAATTCTACCACAGATTCAAAAATCGTTTCAGATTTTGCTAAAAAATATGGAATTGATCCAGACACTATGGCCCTAGTTCTTAGAAATGCTATGGTTAAGGCAACAGAAGATGTTAGGTCTACTCGTATTGATAAGGTTACCACTCTTGGTCCATACCTTAAAGAGTCTTACATAACAGTCAACACTGGTGATAGGTCTAACTTTATGGTTGGTAATGGTAAGAAGGGTGACGAATACTCTGAAAAACTTGTCGGCACTGAGGAATTTAGTAGTTGGTTGGCACAAACCCAACGAACATTAAGTCAATTGAAACCAGGTGCAAACCTAGATCAATATAACCCTGTTCAATTCAGTCAGAAACTTATGGAACAAGCTATTTATCAGGATTGGATAGGTCTAGATGAAGACATAAAAGCTAAGTACGCAACTGACGGAAGTCCTAATAGAAGTGGGTTTATGGAATACGTGACTGAAAACTTAGCGAAGGGTGCATTAAACTCTTAAACAAACACAAGGAGATTTTAAATGGGAACATTCAATGAGTTATTTGATTTCAAGCCCGATGCTTTAGTCGGTACTGATTATTTCTTCATAGATGGTGACACATTAAATAACCCCAATGGCCCTAACTATCGTCTTCGTGGGTTTGATACAGCAGAAGTATCTAAGATGCTTCATACTGGAGAGTTCAAAGAAGGTACTGCTGGTGGTCGAGAGACTGCCAGCATTATATCAAGGCTTGCTAATGAGCAGGGGTATAACAATGTTGTACCCCAGTTCAATGCTGATGGTTCTCTTGCTATGGATAATCATGGTCGTCAATTAATTGAGTTACACAATAAGAATGGTGAATCTTTCGGCACTGAAATGCTTAATTCAGGTGCTATGGACATGACAAGATACTCGACTGATGGCGACAGGATGAAAAAGTATCGGGCGGAAGCTGATAGGGATCTCCAAAGAAGGATGGGGACCTACGAACCATCTGATTTCGACAAGGCAGCTATAGAAATTAAGGATGCTGAAGAAGCTGAAGGTGCAAGATCTCTTGGGTTCAAGAAGACACTTGCAACTGAGGCGGATCGTGGGGCATACGTTAATTACTTCATGCAGGCTGAAGGTCTATCAAGATCAGATGCTATTGTAAGAATGAATGATTACTTTAACATTACTCCCAGTATTGGATTTAGTGGGGTTGATAGGAACTACACATCTCTCAACCCTAAGATGGATTCTTTAAAGCAAGGTATGATTGGGGTAGGTGAGAGTGCCTTTGGTATGGCTAACCTTCTTGGATATGTATCTGATATCGAAGGGTTGGAAAACTGGGGTGAGCAAGGTGTTAAACGTCAGCGTGAAAAGCAAGAAAAGATTGGGTACCTGCTGAATAACTACAAAGAGATTGAAGGTGCTGGGGATGTCTTCGAGTACCTTGGGAACACAATGGCTATGTCTCTACCATACATGGCGACAATCGCTGCAGCAACAGTTGCAGCTCCTGTTACTTTTGGATTATCCTATACAGTACCTGTCAGTGTTTATGCTGGTCAGAACTGGAATGAGATGGAAGGACCTAACGAAAACAAGTCAGCTTCCATAGCCATTGGTGCCGCTGTTGCTATGACTGTTGCTGATAGGTTTGGTCTCCAAGCACTCAAGGGTGTTGGTGGATCCCCTACAGCTATGCTTCAACAACACGCAAGGAACTTAGCAGCTAGAGATGGCATTACTTTACCGACAGCTAGGAAGATGGTTAAGGAAAGTACGGATGAGATAATTGCACAGTTTTCAAAAGAGGTCCATGAGAAAGCTAAAGAGCAACTTAAATCTGCAGCCACTACTAAGAGGATTCTAAAAGATGTTGGTGTTGGTTCATTAGGTGAAGGGCTAACTGAGGTTGCTCAAGAAGCTATTGGGTACACAGCAGCAGTTGCGGGGTCTGATAAGCAATTTGATTATCAAGAGTTGGAAGAACGATTGATCAATGCAGCTGTTGCTGGATCAGCTTTAGGTGCAGGGTTCTCTGTTCCTGGAACTGTTAAGGATCAGTTGGGATGGATGGATGCAGCCGCAAGGTACGGCGTACCAATTGAGTCCACAGACGTTGAGAGATATGAATCTGAAGAGTTAAATTCCCCTAGCCCTGACTACTCAACCAATGGTATGATGGATGGGGTTGAAACATTGTTGTCTAAAGCTGCAGTTAAAATAGCTAAGACTAAGCCTGCCCCCAAAGGTAAATCAAAAACTAAAGTTAAAACAAAGAAGCCTAGCTTACAGCCAAGGAAAGATGCTCATAGAGTATCTCAAGGTAGTAAGACATACATGGAACGTGCATCAGAAGCTGTGATGAATGCGTCTAACTTATGGCAGAGCCACATCACTAACACCTTTACAAAAGACCTGTTAGATAAATCTCGTGCAGCTCGTGCTTTACATTCAATACTTGGTGGTGGTTTAACTAACCTACATAGTGGGTCAGGGTTTGAAGCTGCACAGCACCACTTGATGACAGCATACACAAATCAAGTATCACATCCAGCAACTTTCTGGAAGGCGTCTGGCTTACCAACCTTTGCAGGTGTTCATAGATCTTCTCAAAAAGCTAAGATGAGTGATCAGATTTATGCAGCATGGAAAGCAGCCCGTGATAATGATGGCGTCTTTTATCCTGATAGGGTACCTCAGAACACTCCGAACAGGGGGTTGGTTATTAGCCTTGGGAATGAACTTATTGCATTGGGCACTAAATTAAGGAATGATCAGATTGCTTCTGACCCAGAACTTAACATGGGTCTTGTGGAGAGTTACCTCCAAAGGTACAGGGCTCTTGATAAGAGGGCTGTTCAGAATGATCCTGAAGGATTTAAAAAAGCTTTAATGAGTATTGAATTTAAAAGTGGTAAGAAAATCTCAGCTGCTCAAGCACAAGAAATTGTAGATGATATAATAGATAACCCACTTGTTGATTCACTTTCAGATGCAATGTCTTCTAACATAGGCTCATTGAACCCCTCGTCACATAAGAAAAGGACATTAGATCTTTCAGAACAAGAAGGGTTCGATGCTTTCTACGAGAGGGATGTGTTTGCAAACGTAGCTAAGGCTAGTAAGTCAGCTGCAAGATTTGTAACTCAGATGAAATATGTTGGTAAGGATGGGGAGGTAATCTCTCACTTCTTAGATCAAATGGAAGCTGAGGGTGTCCCACGGGAAGAGGTAAACAAGGTAGCCTCTAGGGTGTTTGATGGTTTAGAAGCAGTGTCAGGTAACTACAACAGGCCGACTACTCAAGCTGGTAAAAAGCTTATGAGGTTCCAGAAGAATGTAATGTTCTGGATGACACTCTCCGCCTTACCACTGGCTACATTCTCCTCACTCCCTGAGTTGGCAATGTCACAAGGTGCTCTAACCAAGGATCAAATCTTTGGGGAAAACAATAGTATTAAAGCTATTGCGACTGAGTTTTCAGCAGCATTCATACCACTACTTCGTAAGGTTGAAGATGGGTCTGATGATGATGTCCTCAAGCCGGATACATATAGTAAGGGTCAGAAGATACTTAATGAGGTGATGGGATCATCTTGGGAAGTTGGAGCTGCTACTACTGTGGGTGTTAAGGAAGCCTCTGAGAACCGTAAGGAAGTCATGGAGTTCTTCTTCAAGGCTATTGGTCTTACACAGTTTACTGATTACACTCGTGCTGTTCGTGCATCCTTTGCATATGACTTCATGTCCTACAACGCTAAGATAATAAACAATGGTAAGATGGGTAGGCTTAGGCGTGGTGATGAGTACAAGACCCGTCAGGAACAAGAGGCGGAGCAAAAGCTTAGGAGCATTGGTATCCCCATAGAAGAATTTGTGGGTATGCATATTGATTTTGAGGCAGAAGGGCTTAAGTATTTCGAAGGGCCTAATGCAGTCTACTCTTTAGACCAGTGGAACACTATTATAAAAGAAGGTACGTACAACTTTATCAATCAGACAGTCCCACTTCCAGGTGCTATGAATCGTCCTTTGATCTATCAGGATCCTAGGTTTGCTCTGTTCACACAGTTCCAAGGTTTCATATCTACCTTCACAGCTAATCAGATACCTCGTATGTGGAATGATTATATTAAACGTGGTAGTCCATCGATGAAGTTTAACACCTTTGCAATAATGTCTACAATGATTGCTCTTGGGTTCTTTTCACAGGCCATAAAAGACTCTATTAAGTTTGACGATGATGATGATGAAGGAACTCTAGGTAACCCTTATTTAAACAAGCCTGAGTATATTCGTCGTGGTATCATGGCATCTGGCCTTTTAGGTACAGGTGAAAGGGTCGTCGATATCTTCGCTCCTATCTATGGTCAAAGGTCTGACGGGGGAGTTGGATGGGTGTACGCCCAAGCCACAGGTGAGAGCCCCTCTCTAGGTTACTTAGCTAGGGGAGGTACTTCTCTTTCCAAACTAGCACAAGGTGATGTGGAAGGATCACTGTATAATGCCATGCGAATGGCACCTGGTATTGCACCTTTCACAGAGGGTAACAAAAGCTTAGCTAGTTTATTAACTGGTGGTGGATGGAACTACAAAGACAATGAGGAGTAACTTATGAGTAAGTTTAATGTTAATAATGTATCTGGTTCTGTTAACGCAGTCGATGATATAGATTTAGGTCTCATCCAAAACGAAGGAGTTGTAGCCCCAGAAGGGGCTGCTACCTCTACTGGTTCATCTCTTGCAGATCAATGGAGGGATTCTCCAGAGACAGTAGAGGATGTTTCAGGAGCTGTTGGTTCTTTTGTGGATGATGCATTTGCTCCAGTAGATCCAGATGAAATGGAAAGGCTTGACCGACAAAGTTTAACACCAATTAATGAGCGTGTTAGAAATCCCCAACCTGCCTTTGTAGCATCATCTGCACTAGGTAATACATCTCAGAATGCACAGTATGCAATAAGCCCAGACGGGGGTCTTGTTGCTAGGGCTGAGAAGCTTAGGACTATGGTAGACGAAGGGTATGGGGTATACGTTGGTGGTCAAGGTAACCCTGCCTACCCAATGTCCCTTGGGCCAGACGCACAGAGAGGCCCTGCATTAGCAGATTCTTATGCAGAAGCAAACGATGGGACTTTCTTTGCAGCCGCAAGTAGATCTGATGCTATACAGTATGATCCTCTTAATGAAAAAGAAAGAGCATTAGACCCAATGTTTACAATGCTGGGTAGCGTTGTTACTGAAAACATGATGATGAATTACTTTCAGTCTCTTAAAGAAGGTGACTACTACAACCCAGAATCTGATGGGATGGATGTCGCACAGTCTTCTTTGTTAAGGGGTGGTCAAACACTTCCCGAAAGGAACGCTGAGATTGTAATGAGTCAGTCTAAAAACAATGGTCAGATTGGACACCAGATAAACTCAGAGTATCAAACACGCAGGGCTGGTCCTCGTACAGAACAACTTGTTAATCAGATGGTGCAAGAGATGGTTTCTCAGGGTGTGCCAGAAGATGTCGCACTTCAACAGGCACAGTCTTCACCTCAAGTTAATGAGATGCAAGCACCTACAAGATTAACTACCAAAGAGGCTGAGACTTTAGGTGCTGCATTTAAATCACTATGGGCTAGGGCTAATCCAAACTTGGTAGATGTATATAAGGATTCAACCCAGCAAAGGGTTTACCGATTAACCCCAGAAGGTGAGGCATTAATTGAGAAGGGTAAGGCAGAACGTGACATAGCCTTTCCACCCCTTAACGTCAAACCAAATAAGTCTCCATCTACTGAAGGTCTTAGTGGAACTGGTGTAGGTACTGTTAAGAGAGGTAAATCTGGGGGTGCTCCTGGACAGCGTATGCGTAATATTATGAATGAGGCTAAGGGTAATCTAGGAACCATAGGTCATTTTGTAAGACCTCGACGTATGAAACTCCTAATCTCAACTATAGCACTGCCACTTGTAACAGGTAACCACAACTCTTGGCAAGCTGAGATAAATGGTATGGGTGAAACCAAGATGAAGCAGTACAGGGCTGAGCAAGCTTCCCAAGATAGGAGGTTAGAAAAACCTGGTGCTGAAAGGGAAAAGCCATACATCCCAACGGATGAGATTAAAAAGCAGATGAATAAGATTGCACAGGAAGTTCAATCCTTAGCACAAGAGCGTAAAGGTGAAAACTTTTTAACATTCTTTTTCCAAGGGTATCAGGGCAGACTTGCAGCACAACAAACTAATTTTAATCTCACAAGCTCTAAGACTGTTCGCGCTGTAACAAGTGCGGTTGCACCTGCTACTTTTAAGATTGGAAGTCGGAAGGATAAAAACTATAGGCAAATGCAGGCCATGCTTTTAGTTCTTAAACAGAAGGATACTAATGGTAATGTTATTGAGGAGGCTGCTGAAGATTTCTTACCTGTTGTTAGAGATGCTAAGCTCAGACTTAATGAGCCAATCCTATACGCACATGGTAAGAGATTAAAAGAAGCGTTAGATATGTCAATGACAGACGATCAATATGAAGCTGTTGCTGAAGCTATTGCTCAAGGTGTTGCATTAGACTCTCCTAATTTCCCAAAGTTTTCTGGACTTAACTTAGATCCTACCAATGATATGGACGCCGCTATCATTAAGAACATTAATAGCCAAAAGCAAGATGGTTTAGTTTACATGGATGCCTTGATAGACTTTGCTGATTACCTAGACTTTAAAAACAACAGGGGTGACCCTGATGCTAAGCAATCTTTTAGTACACACCTTAATGCGTACTTAGATGGTAAGACACACGGGACAGCTACCAATGCTGTGCTACTAGGTGATAAGAAAATGTCTTACAAGACTGGTGTACTGAGGACTCAGCGACTTAAGTTTCTTGATGATGGTGACATCCGAGATGAGCTTATACGATTAGCAGATGCAAGTATTAGTACACCTTGGGAGAATGTATCTGATGATATTCTTGTAGATATTAATGCTGTTGCCCGTAAGGTTTTTCAAGACAGGGAATTAGCTAAGTTGACGATTATGACTTTTGGGTATGGTAAAGAGATTCTAAGTTTTGGTTCTGCTATTGATGAAACTATTGAGTTGATATACCAAGACACTGAAACAGACTCTGGGTTTGTCAACAGTTTAGATAGGTTGACGAAGGAAGTGACGAGGGATCAGCTTGCTGATATCTTATTGCTAAAGTATGCAGCATCTCTGGAGAATATCTTATCAGAGGATGCGCTTATAGCTAGGGAAGTTACCCGATCAGCTGCATCTTTGTTTTCCATTATGGATATGCCCTTTATGATACGAGGAGCTACTGGTATGGAGATGTACATAGGTGGGATGGTTTCCTCTGACTATGAATCTTCAGATAAAACTAAGTTTAAAATGGCTGATAGGTTTGGCAATGTCACTGAACAAGTGATACCACACTACACCAACACCCCAACAGCATCTGCTGCTAAGTTGAGGGGGACTGTCTCAATACCTGGAGACCATGCGTTTAGTGGGGTTGTTGTTCAACCTGTTCAATCTATTGATGCTGCTACAATGGCATTAACATTTTCTGGTAAATCATTTGATAGATTATCTAAAGCATCTAATGGTAAGCCTTATGCATACCCTATCTACGATGCTGTTAAGGTAGATGTTAATGGCTATGATGTTATGTTTGAAGAGATTAATCAGAACTGGATGGATGCTACGTTTGGATGGAGTTACTTTAAAGAGATTTCAAAATCTTTAGATGAAGCCACTGAAGTCTTTGAGAAGAATATCAAGAGTCGTCCTGCAGATGAAATACTATCAGCACAGCAGGCAGAGTATATGCAATTCTATCTAGCAACTGTTATTTCCTCTAAGGGTAATGAGTTAATGTTACCTTTGATGAAGAAGATTAAACAGCTAACTGGCAGAGCAGACTCTGATTATCTTTTTGATACTGTTAATATGTTTGCAAGAGAGATGCGGAAAGTAGGATACGATCCTTTCAATCCACCATCAAACCCTAACGTCAAACAGCTTAGAACTTTCTATGCTCTTATGAAAAGAGAGTTGAAAACTAAATCAAGATTGTCTGATCTAGTTGCTCGTACAGAGGCCAGCAAGAAAGATCTTAGGAAAGAACTTCTTAGGACTGGTTTTAAAACTGAGAGTGGTAAGAGGATTGCTGCTAATTTCTACGGACACTAAAAAAAATAAGGCCCCCAAGAGAACCATAAAGGTTTTCCTGGGGGCCTTTTTATTTTTATTTAAGCATACCTTGTTTTGCAAGAAGCTCACGATACTCCTTCATCTGCTCATGCTTTCGTTGTTTTGCTAACGTAGTGTCTATAATACCACCCTCTAGATCCTCTGCAATACCAATGTCTATGACACGCGGCATGAGATCTTTTGTATACGCTAACTCTAAATCTAGAGCTGTCTTAGTCAATCGATTGGAGTTCCAATCAGAGATGAACTCATCGTCATCTACTTGAACACCTCGTAGTGCTAAATGATTATATGATTTACGCGAAGAAGTAGTCACTGTTTTCAATCTCCTTTATATCTAAGCTGCCCAATGTGGGTTGTTCCACATCATCCTCAGCATCTGTAATGAAGTTACGTATAACCTCAAAGTAATTATCGTAGTCGTACATACGTATGAATATTTGTTTGGTTAGGTCGAGTAGTTTATCCACATCACTGGCATGAGTACTGAAGCTATCATGCACAGCTGCAAAGGAACCATCCCACTCAGAGATAACCAAAGCCATATGACTAGCATCCATAGAGTGAATGTAGTTAGGCGACATGCCACAGATAAAACCTCTCCTGTCTGGCATACGTGTAGGCACAAGGGCTACGTGTGTAACTTGACCTGTCTTGTTACCATACCCTTTGATACGTCCTCTAGCTTTCCTGTCTTGCATGATCCATTTCTCATAGATCACATGGAACCCTGAAGGTGTACTCCACTCAATCCGATCTTCACCCTTACCATGTTTAAGACTTGTTGTAAACTCTTTCAGTTTAATCACAGTATCATTAAGTTCATATAGATCTTCATCTGTCTTGAAGTTTTTCTTCATTAGGGTGTCACGTATCTTAGACAGGTTCCTATACTCAGTGTTAGCTTCGTAGCCATCTGAGTCTACTTTCACATGTGTACCCAATTGGTACATCGCTAGGTTCTGTAAGTAACTCATAGTAGATAGTGGACCTGGGCACACCTTATCAATTGCTTTGATCAGCAGCTTAGATAGTTTAGTGCAATCATCTTGTGTGATGTCATAATCTGTGTGGTAGTCTTCCGATTTACAATCAAAGAACATGTTCTCAGCTATCTTCTTAGACCCTGCCGAGTATGCCCTAGTCATAGAGCCACGTTTGGATATACCTTTACGTATGCTCTTCATGGGCATGTTGTTTAGGATACTATTGAGTCGATCATCTTTACAAAGATTGATCATCTCCTTAGCTGTTTGAACATAGAAATCTTTCTGTATCTCTGAAGGTATTAGACCAACCAATCCACCAGTCTGTGAGTCCTTAGAGATTGCTCCAAGGTGTTGCCAACCATTGTTACTACCATCGATGGGGATAGGTAGGCTAGTCATGTGAATACGATTGTCTCTATAAGCACAGTCAAAATCATACCACTCAACACAAGCCGCGAGAAAAGATACTTTCTTCTCAGCCTGATCAGAGAACTGTGAGTTTTTACCAGCATGTACGATTTCATCCATGTATTCGTTTGTCCACATGATACGATCTTCTAGAGTCATTTTATCAACAGATATATTATCTAGTCCTTCTTCTTCAAGGTGACCTTTATAATCAGATGTACACCACTCAGGTATCTCATCTATATTGTAGGACATGTTGAAGACAGACGCTGTGTGTATAGCCAACCACTGTAACCCACTTTCAGTCATGGGCTTTGAGTGCTGGAACTTAAACAATCCCCTGGCTAAATCTGATCCTTGAAAGTTCATAAAGCTTTCGCAGTAGTAGAACCTGCCGCGATAATCTACATCTAGGTATTGATAGAACTCCTCTAGTTCTGATAGCTTACGTGCCTTCTCTGATATAAATGCCCACTCAACCATCTTGCTCCTACGTTTAAGCTCTTTAGCATCGTTGTCTTTAATAGGATCAGTAGATATGAACAGGTCTTTGTTCTCAACCATCGCATTGTAAACTGGCTTGTTTATCTTCCAAGCAGTCTGCTGTAGTTTGTTAAGAGCTTGTACCCAAGGGGCATATGGATCTATCGCATCACCATCTACTCTACCTTTGATTACTGGTCTGTGAACACCATTGATCTGCTGTATCATACCAGCTATATCTTTGGGCCGTAAGGTACTGGTAGATGCTAAGGGAAAGCTCCCACCTTTCTCAGGTATCACACCTAACTCGTACCACCTATGGGACGCAGACACCACATGACAGCTGTTACGGGTCTTAGCATAGGACAAGTCGATAAACCCTAGGTTGTATAAGGCTTCTACGAACAGGTCTCCTATGGACACTACAGAGCCCCAGGGAAGGGGCTCTCTATCTAGTTCTTTACCCACACTCTGACCTATTTTACTAGATGCATTAGTAAGTGTGGAGGTACCAGCTGGGCTTGAACTAGTATCTTTAGTGAATTGCATTTGAAGTATGGAGATACTTTTCATAACGTAACTTTCCATACGCTCACTGTAATTTCCAGACAACCTCATCAAGAGCCCAGCAAGATGGGGCCTTCGACGTGCAGGACTTACACCATCTACCCTCTTGACAAGGTAATCAACTATCTCTTGGAGTGCTGACATGTATTCTCCTATGTAGCTATGTAATCAAAACCAACCTCTTTATTTTGAAGTCGGGTAGTCTGTGCATCATATGTTGCAGCACCAGCATCACCAGTCTTACCTGTAAACCTAGACTTAAGAACCCTGAAGTTAACAGTGTTACGTTCGTATTCGTCAGATGCTGTTAGGTTCCTTGAGAATGCAATGATATCAAATGAGATCTGTTTGATAGAACCAGAGCCCTTGATGTCATCGATGGATGCAATGTTACCATCCTCGAATGCCTTACCACCTTGTGCCTTACGAAGATGAGAGATCAAACCTAGCCAGATGTTGTGTCGCTTGACGATTTTGAGGAGGTCGGACATGAACTTGTCGATGGCTTCATTACCCGATAGACCGTCACTTCCTTCTGATACAGCGATTGTGATGTGGTCGAGGACCAGATATTTACAACCCATGAGGGCCATGTATTCGATTTTGTCGATGAGGCTGTCATCTCCGACTGATCCTTGGTGGTCAAGGAGGACGAGTCTTTCATCTCCAAACACTTGTTCAAAGCCTTGTCTAAGTTCGTTTTCATCCGGAGGTGTGTCTTCATTAAGCGACTTTTTGAGTACCATTCCAATGAACTTCTCTGCCGTATCTCCAACGCTTTCTTCCAGACTGATAAGCCCCACGCGATCTTTTGTTTTTGAGAGAAGATCCAAGATAATCTCTTTGATAATAGTAGACTTACCACTGCCAGTTCCAGAAGTGAATAAAGTAATCTCACCATGTCTAATTCCCTTTAGTTTATCGTTTAAACCACTCAAACAAACAGGGTAGGGTACACACTCTACATTCTGTCGTTGAATGAATTGATCCCAGATAGGTTTGCCTGTAACGATACCTGAGGGGTTCCAACTCTGTGCATTCCACACACACTCTAGTAAGGTCTTCCAACCATGCTTAAGTAGTGTGTCATTAGCGTCATTCTCTGGTAGCTTTGCGACTTTAGCCTTACCTGGTTTAATCATCTTACCAAGGAAGTCAGACATCTTTTTACCAGCTTCATCCTGATCCATCATTATTACGACAGTCTTGAATGAGTTTATCCAATCCCGTTGAGCCAGAGCGCAAGAGGTAGAAGATGAAGAAGGTACAGCGACCACAGAATAGGTTCTACCGTATTTTTCTTTGTAGGCTTGCGCGACACTGAGTGCGTCGATTTCTCCTTCACAGATGACCAGCGTAAATCCTGATGTTGATTGTTGTTGTCCGAATAGTTCGACATTTTTGAAGTCTCCATGAGTACGAAACTCTTTAGGGAGCTTACGCTCTTTGTATGCAGACAGTTCTCCATTGATAGTGTAGGGATAGAAATGTGATTGAGGTTTCCCATTGATGTCTACAGACATCTTAACATTAAAATGGTCAACCACATCTTGAGATATTCCACGACTAGTCATTGGATAGCTTCTGTATGTATTGATCTCATCTATCATCGATGAGTTCATAAGGAAATCGGTATCTTCTATAAGTTCCATTGGTTTTCTTTCGTTTAAAAATACTGTTATTCCACATGAAAAGCAGTGGCTTCTTGGGTTATCATCATTGTATACATGGTTAGCATCAGAGCTTCCACAATTTTCACAATTAGTTTTCACCAGTAATCCCTTTCGATTTTTATGTCACGATTACGATTCTTTTTTATCCGAGTCTTTGAATGCTTGGAGGCCCACTTCAAGTTCTTCTGCTTTTTCAACTCGAACCCAGAGGTATTCTCCTCCTCGTTTAACTCTGTCTCTTTGAAGGATGATTCCTTGTACCGTTTTATCATTGAACTCCTCGAATATATTTTGATAGGTATCAAGTAAAGGTTTAATTATATTATCTAGGTCAGAAGCTTTGTTAGATAAGCCAGCGTACACAATGAAGTGGACAGGATTACTTTTAAAATCCCATGTCTGATCCATTAGTATCACTGCCATATCCTCTTGAAACCTCTTGTAGTCAGCTGTCTTGTAGGTTGTCCTGCCTTTCCTGACAAACATCCTGTTGGCTGACAGTGGTTTTATTTGGAATAGGTTTTCCATCACGCCTCTCTGCTGTTCTGATAGCATGACAGTTATGGCACACCACTTCTGTTTTAAAGACTTCATTAAGAATGTCACCGATATCTTTATCGGAAGATATCATTCGAGATACATTGTGAAGCTTTTCATACTTAGGTAGATGGTCGAAGGCTAAAGCATCTGGATGTTTATCATAACCACAATCAGTACACCCTATGTCAGTCTTCAATATTCCTATGAACTGACGCTTGCTTTTTCGACTTATACTCTTCAATTTGTTTTTTAATGTCATCAAGTTCTTCCCATGATGTTAGCATTGTTAATAGACGTTTAGATATTTCAGGATCACCTGCTGCATTAGCTCTCCAAGCAGCCCTTACCCTATTCCATCTACGATGCATAGGAACTCCTTTAAGAAGCTTCTCTGCTTTCTTAGGACCAATCCCTTTAATTCCAGGTATATTGTCAGACCTGTCACCAGTTAGGCACTGTAGCATAAGCTTAAGGTCAGCAGTGTCTTCACTTACCTCTGTTAGCTCCTTCTTTACAAAGTTGTAATGTGTTCCAGGTATTTGTAAAAGATCTTTATCAATACCAACAACTGTGTACTCTTGATCTACATCTCTGCATTCAGCTGCCCAGATAGAGACAAGATCATCTGCCTCCATATCATCAGCTTCTACAGCGTTATGTTTATCAACCATGTACTGATGACCATAGTTCAAAGCTTCTTTAACGTCTTCGTCTAACTCCTTACGTGTTGACTTGTAGTCGGAGTATATTTCCTTTCGGAAATTACCCCTTCCTTTAATTGCTACAAGAAATTTATCTGATCCACAATTTTGTTGGATCTCTTTCATAGTGTGGTCGATGCCAACACGTATGTCTTTTTTCTTCTTGGTTACACAAGCCATCCGAAAATAGATTGAGTCTGAGTCTACCAGTATTACTGCATTATCAGTGAACATCTGCGTAGCTTTCTCCTATTACATAATCACCACCATCCATACATGTTACACCGAACATCTCTGGACCAGCAGCAAAAGATTCTGTTAGAATTTCCCCAACACGTTTAGCATCGTCGGGGTGCGATTGGAATGCCATCTCATCATGATAAAACAAACGAGGTTCAGCACGTAGATTTTCTTCACGTATCTTATTCCATGCCCACATCAGTGAAGCCTTACAGGTTACACCTTCAGCAGCTTGGAGTAAGTAGTTGAGAGTTTGATGACCAGATCCACAGAACACAGGGCGTCCATCCAGAGCAGGAAACCACCCATCACCTTGTTGGTTAGATGTTTTGCTCCAAATGTTTAGAAGTTTCTTCTTAAGTTCTTCCAAACCTTTGATACCCTTAGCGAAGTCAGCACGAGACTTACGTCCTACTTCACTGTTTGATTTGCCTGAAAGAACTTGCCCCAACTTAGCGTCACCAGCACCAAAAAGATAAGCATATAAATACCCCTTAGCGACACCCCTAGAGCATCCAAGAGCATCAGCATTTCGTTGGTGTTGATCCCCATAGCGAACCTCATTAGTGAAATCATCGTTCCCAACATAATGACAAAGACCACGTAGCTGATTACCAGCACTATCGGCACCAACAATAACATACCCTGGGTCAGGTTTAAGCATCCCACGTATCTCTTTACCCCAAGGTGTTTCAATACCTGGGAGGTTTGCGATAACTTCGTGACGTACTCTGAAGGTAGGAGTACCAATAGTCCACATGTTACCATGAAGTCGTTTATCATCTGAGCCCTCTACTTTTTCTACCCAGCCCTCCATGAGAGAAGCTTTGTGACGCAATACATAATACTCGTCTACCATCATGCCAACTTCTCCAAGTTTAGACAATGAGGATGTTGTCAGTTTGGGTCCAGTTGTTACCCATTCTCTTCCGATTTTCTTTCGGTTGTACTCGTCTGGTTTCCATCCGATAGTTTTAAGCCAATCCTTGACCGCTTCTTGAGATCCCAGTTTAGCTTGTTCCTTAGTTGTTCGTTGGAATTTGAAATCTGGTCCTGCGAGATGGGTGTCTGTGACCGAGACTTCCGTTCCAAAATATTCAGTAAGCAGCTTGGCAGTTGTCGCATTGTATTTCCCATTCTTATTGTACTTGGGAGACTTAGGTTCTTTGTCAATGTAGACAACCTTAGTTCCCATCTGAGGCTCAATGGTGTTAGAGATCTCAGCCATACGCTGTTGCATTGTTCCCAATAGGGTCTTAGCTTCTTCCATGTCAAAGTACCAGCCCTTGACTTTGCAGAATGCATTAAACTTAGCTGTTTCATGCTCAGCCTGCATACCTAGTTTGATTTTAGGATTGTATGCAGAAACCTTCTTGTACTCTGAGAGTAACTCATTGTACACATCGACATTCACACGAACATCTTGAACACAGTAGCGTAACATTTCTCTTGAGTATTCATCCCAGCCACCTTCATATGCAATCTTACTGTTTCCGAGGTGTTCACCCCAACCTGCAAGACCATGCTTGTGACCACGTTTGTACCTCAGAACTTGAGACATGACCCAAGTGTCGTGTAGTCGTTTCTCGTTCAGGGTAGTACCACATAGTTTATCCATTACTACATTGTCAAAACCAATGATGTTATGGCCCACTAGTAGGTCTGCATTCTGAAGCAGTGAAGCACCATCAGCGATAGATCCATGTAGGTTATCGTGATCAGAGAACTTATAGATCTGGTTAGTGTCTAGGTTTTGTGCAACAATCATCCACACAGTGTCTGGAGTAAGACCATTACATTCGATATCATAACATAAACGCATGTTGCGTCCTTTCTTTATTTATTTAAGTACATTTTAAGATCGTTATATCCACCAATGAAAATATCATCGTGATATACAATAGGTACAGTGTTCATCAGAGATCTCTCCATGATGTACTTACCCAATTCTGGCTGTATGTCTATAGCATACTCAGTTAACCCTTCTCCGGTTTCACGTAACAACTCTTTAGCTTTGTCACAGAAAGGACAGTTTGCTATCCCATAGATTTCATACATTAAAGTTTAACCTCACCATTCAATTGGTTGATACGCATTTCAGCATATCTAATTACTTTTTCTAAGTCAACTATTTCTGACTCAACCTGTGTCTTGCCTTCGTACATTTTATAACCTGCACGACTGGCATACTTAATGATGTTACCACGCCAGAACTCAAAGCCATTACGCATGATGTATGTAATAGGCTCAATGGACCAACGTGCATAGTGTTCAGGTTCATTCACGATGTCTGATGTATGCTCTGACAATACACTCTCCTTAAAGTCTTCACGTTCTTTTATTAGTCGATCCCATTCACTTTTTATCATTGCTTTTACCATTCTTTTTATCAAGTTCCTTAGCAGCTTTACGCTCTTCTGGTGTCATTGGTCTAATGTCTGTGAAGTCAGCTTCTAAAGGCCACTCATTGTCTGTCATTGTCTGCCTCCCAGTATAGACCAGTCTTAATGAGTGACACAAAGCCTACGTTAAAGATGGCAGCAAAGGTCTTGGGGTCACACTCTACTTGCAACGTGGCACTGCCATCCTCATGCTCAGTTATCTCAGTAATCTTGACGGGTTCATTTATATACTCACTCATCTCTCAATGCCACCCATGATACAGGGAACAGGTCTTCCATCTTTAGACTGATGGCCCATGCTACCTCTTGTGTTTCTGCTTGTGTGTCAGACTTACAGCGTAGGTTGCACATATCAGAAAAAGCATCAAGGCTACCTGACCAGTACCACTCAGTCATCATCGACTGGGGCAGTACCATACGTGCTTGCTCTGGACATACTCCTTCATCTAATAGGACCATGTATGTCGCTAGATGTTGTGCCCATTGTGTCTCCTGATTTACGGTGATATTGACAAGCCCCTCAGACCCTTGCTTTTTATCAGCACTACGTCCACGCCATTCCATAGGTTCGTAGAACTCAGGCTCTTCATCAACGTAGCGCCTAGATATTTCGTTCCATCTCAAGAACTTATGCTTCACTAGCTGCCGTGCTACAAAGATCGGAGCCTTGATGTGGAAGCTGGCAAAGCAATGCCCAAAGGGACTGATATGTTTCTCTCTTGCAAGGTAACGTATCAGCTTTGCATCCTTCTCCTTGAGCTTGGGTGGACCCCATGGATCATCTTCCATCTCGCTTGTCTTGCCGAATGATACACGAGCAGCGTTGGCTACAGTTAAGTCTTTACCCATGTGGGCTATGTATGTTGCTTTAATCATTGTTGTTTTTACTTTCTTGCTCAGTTATGTTTCGAACTGTTCTGTGAAAATCTATAACGCTACGGGCTACTTCATCAATCTGTGTTCTGTGTATCCCAATATCACGAAGTTCTAGATCATTTAGTTCGTGAAGTGATTTAATAGTTGCATTCATATTCCGTCTGCGTCTTAGTGTTTCTCGTATTTCTTTAATTTTATCAAACATTTAAAGTTTCCTCTATTTTACTATTTGCATAATACATGTAACTACTTGGTATTCCACTTTCATGACACTTTTTATACACTAGTTCTTTGAATGTCTTTTCAGTTGAGAAGTCACCAAACATATAAACATCCATGATTATATCATCGATATCTATTGTTATTCCTTTTACTTTACCCATTGTGTTGCCTTTCTTTAAGTTCCTTATAGAGAAGAGGGTTAATCTCTCTTTTAAATCCGACCCCTGTGGTCGGATTACTAAAGTTATAAGAGGTACTAAATATGACTAGAGAGGTTCATCCAAACAGCCTTAAAAACTTAGCTCCTTCATTCACCAAAGAGAATGCTCGTGAGATGCAACTGAAATCAGCAGCTTCCCGTAAGGCGTCTAGAGATGCTAGAGAAGCCTTAAAGATGAGCATGAAGGATTGGCGTCAGTACAAAGAAGATGTGCTGGATCATGTCGATATGAACTCTTTAGATGTCTTGAAGATCCTCATGTTCAAAGCTTTGGACAAAGAGGATTTCGATACTGCTAGTGATCTTGCAGCAAAAGTTGCAGAGTATGAGCAACCAAAACTACAGCGCAGAGAACTTCAAATTGAAGAGTTAGGTGCTGAGAGTTTGTCTGATGAAGAGCTTGACAGTAAACTGAGGGCACTGCGAGTTGTGTGAGGTTCTATGAGAACCTGAAAGAAAATGCCAGTGCGCTTTGTCGGTTACCAAAAAAAATGCAAGTGCGTTTTGTCGGTTACCAAAAAACTATAAGAACCCAAAGATTCTCTGTGAGAGTCTCTGGGTTCTTTTTTTTATTTCCATAAGAGTCCGTGGAATCCCTCTGAGGAATCGAACGACTTTATTAGATCTTTGTACATTCCTGGTGACATTGTTACTACATCATATCCATCAATGTCTCTATTGAATTGTCTGATAGATGCATAGCCCTGATATTCTCCAGCGTTTTCTATGATAATTGTAAAGTCAAGATCGTCCCCTGAGTCATCCATGATAACTATCTCAGTAGTCCAGGGTTTTTCTTCTATTGTGAATGGCATTTTACATCTCACTTACGCCAAGCACACCACCGTTTTCCCATTCTGCATATAGACCATTAGCATGTAGGATATCATTGATTTTATGATTAACACCAAAATCATCTAGTGCTGCATCGTTTTCACGATAGTAGTCAGCCCATACAGTGTCATAGTTATCTTCTGCGGAGATTATGAAATCATCATTACCATGATCTCTTACAGGTACTCCGATTTTACTAAGTTGATCGAATGCTGTTCTGTATTTACGTTTCATTATCTATCCTCTTTGGTTAGCAGCTATGATGATTATCAGTACTGAGAATATTAATACTGCTACGCTCAACGATCATCACCAGAGCCACTGAGAGTACCCTTAGAAGCACGGTTGTGTAATTTAAGTAGGTTACCTGCTGCGAGACTGTCTAGGTCTTCTCCGAGGTAGTGTGCGAGTACTGCTACATACCAAAGAACATCTCCTAGTTCTGCTGCAATACCATCATAGGATGCACCATCACGTATACACTTCTTGATTTTATTTGCAACTTCCCCAGCTTCTCCGCATAGGCCCAATGCTAAATAGGGAATTGCTTCTGACTCTGGGAAGATTGCAGTTTCTCTAGCTTTAGTCTGATATTGATTCATATAGATTGTCATGTCAGGAAGCTCCTTTTTAGTAGGCCAGTAGGATATTTTCATTCAGTCCGGAAAGCTTCGTAGAGTTTCCATTGTGCTTCTGATAGTTTACGAACATCTGAGATATAAAGATCATTACATTCTTCTAGCATTTGAACTACGTTTTTCATAGTTTCTTCTGCTGACTTGATTGCACTTTGCTGAACTTTATTTAGTAACTCATAGTTCTTTTTATTATCTTGAAGACGTTTATTGAATTCTTTTTGCCATTCTGGGATTTCATCAGTTTTCATTAGTACCTCTTTACTTTTTCTATGATTGTATCTACATCATTGATTTCATAGCACAATCGACAGTCTTGACACTTTTGACCAGTGCAGTTTTGTCTTTCTGCAAACTCATGAGTTAATACATTGTTGAATGTTTTGTCAAAGTATTTAGGTGGCTTTGACATTACTACACTTTTCTTTGGGTTACTGTATATAAGGTTTATGTTTTTAGGTTTACTTTGTGTTTTCATCCAACGAAACACAAGGTCTGTTCGTTTAGTCCACAGAGCAAATCTACACCAAGGATTATCTATAACAATTTTCATCAGGTTGTCTAGGTGTTGCATGTTTATTAGCTCACCGTGTGCATTGAATCTGAATATGCTATCTATAATCCTTGGTATTTCTTGTGGTTCTAATGGTCTTGAAGACAGCAAGTCACTATTACGTTGTAGTGCTGGAGCCATGTTTTTGCGGAAACCGTCTAGCATTTTATGACTGTAACAGTCCCCACAGATATTATCTGTTTTGTTTTCTATGGCTTTCTTGTGTTGATCTATGCAATACTTGTTACTTTTTGTGTTAGTACTTATTGCTTTGAGACCTTGAAGTTTACCTGTCATTACAGATATATGTACTGCGGGTTTAGTCATAGGTTCCACTTTCTTTAGGTTAGTCTGCTTCTCTCGCAGCTTGTATCATCTTCTCTTTGATGTGTCCCCATTGTTTATCTGCGTCAAGTTCATCCTCGAAATCTGTTGTACATTCTACGTAGTCTGTGTCGCTCATACGTTTCCAATCAACGTTATTGATGTCAAGGTCTACTATTTCTGCTTTTATTATTTCCCCAGAGTTTAATTCAACATACGCAGTCCCCCATTTATCCCATGAGTTTACAACATCATCTATTGATTTACCATCTGGTAACTCTAGAGTCATTTCTGCGTAACAGTTGTAGACTCCTGAGTATATAATGCTAGTCATTTATTGTTCCTCTATACCATCATCATCCTCAGATATGAAACCATTGTCTACACCATAGCTTGCAAACAGTGCACCGATTGCTGTGAATATCTCGTGCTCTGTGTAGTCTTCATGGCTTTCCATACTTATCTCATACTCATTGTTTGTACCAATCCACATCGTCACATGGAATAGTTCATCAATTCTTTTAAAGTCATCCTCTTTAGGTTTAGGTTTAAATTCGATGACTTCAGACATCAGGTTGTTCGCCAATATCTTCTGCATAGTTGTCCATACAATCATGCATATCTCTGAGTGTATGGCCTAAGTCTGTAAACAGTATTTCTGCTTCTACACGAGACAAGATTAGTGCTCGTCCTGCAATCTCAATGACCACTTCTCCTTCTGCTGTCCAGAAGACATTTGATTTATCCATTAATTGAAACCTCGTAGTTTGATTACGTTGCGAATACGATCTACAGTTGATGCTGAAAGTTTAGAACGAGATACAAATCGACCTGTTTCAACATCCCGTGCTACAGATAGGTAACCTTGGTGGCCTGAGAATGAACCTACTGGTTTACCATAGCGTTTTGTTACACGACGAAATTGCAGATTCTGGCGACCGATTGGGTTTACTGTTGTCATAGTGTTAGCCTTTCTGTGACTAATTTAAGTTAAGATCTTTTTCTAGTAGTTGCAACCATAATGTAACCAACTACCCATACTCCAAATAAAATTGATATATTAAAATGCCTCTTGTTGGAATGAGTCTTGTCGGACCCTCCAAAAATCAGAGTGACCCCTAAGGGTCACGAAGGATTCTGAAGGAATCCTATAGAGATCTGAAAGATCTCTCTGAGGAATCTTGAAAACCTTTAGGTTTTTGAGACTCCGATTAAAAACAGGATCCCGCAAGGGATTCTATTTAAAAAACTATGGACCCTGACTGGAAACCTCAGCGCAGCATTACTACGGGGTCTCAACAGCCAGGGGTACAGGGACTTCAACGAGAACTTCAGCAAGGAGTTCGGATCGGAGTCACCCGTATTGGTTGTCCCAACCGGAGTTTGAGCTTGAAAGGATAAAAGAACCCAGACTCAACAGTTGGAACAGACAACACTGGGAGGTGTGTTGTATAGAATTGTATGAGCAGTTTCACTGTGTTGCTCAGCACTTGTATTCTGCATTATGCTGATACCTTACGTATCTCACACTCCTAGCAGTAGGAATTTCATAAGCAGTTTATTGAGATGCTTAGCTCGTTACTCTTTTTAAATCCGACCCCTGTGGTCGGATTCAGATAGAGGATGTTAGAACATTGCCTCTAGGTCTTCGTCTTTGACACCTGCAACAGTTGGCGACACACTGTCAAGAATATCAAAGTCTACACCATCACTGCCGTTGTACTCGACAAGATCAGTTACTTGTACAGCTGTGAGGGAGTTGAAGACTGATTCGTTATTGTCACCGTAAGGAGCTTGCCATACGATAACATTAACTGTTGAACCATTACCAATAGTTTTAGCGTCCATTGGTTGTTTGTCATTACCAACCACACGAGGCTTACCATTGTCACTGCCATCTTTCCTGAGAGCCCGACGACGAAGTGTCAGTGTTTCGACACCTTCGTTGTTTTCTCTTACAGGCAAATGGTTATCTTTCCACAGTTTGAGAGTCGCTTCATCTTTAGCACGTAGCTGAATCTCAAACTGCAATGGTGTAGTGAAAGGGCGACCATTGACTGTGCCTTTACCAATCTGGGGTGTTTCCAGTTTAGGGTAAAAGCACAAAGCGTCTTTGATCATGAAGTTACGGGCTTTTTCAAGTTTAGTCATTTTAGTTCCTTTACATGGATTGTGAGAGGAAATCTCTCTTTTTAAATCGATCCCCTGTGGGTCGATTACTTTGAGTTATTATCATAGTATTCTTCAATGAACTTAATCCATTCATAAGCATACCAGATAGAGAAGATTAGAAACACTGCCATCAGACCTGAGAGTAATAGCATCAGTTAGCTCCTTTGTTTAGTTCTTTGAGCCTAGTCTCAGCATGTCTCAAGTCATCATAAAGGTTCTCAAGTTCTCCGAGAACCCAGGCGGGTCTGAGACCATGACCATAATTTTTATGTAAGTCATTGATCTCACTTTTATAGATTGAGATACTGGTCTCAGCCAGTTCTATCTCTCCAGACATACTCATTGGTTCCCCCTATATAGTTGACATGACAAGTAACCGACAGACTCCTGCATTACTAGGAAGTCTTGCATCCGCTCCAGACAGTCTGTACCTGTGAGGTTGTAATCAAGTATGTGATTAACTCCACAATCTTGGTACAGAGTTAGGACAAGTATGTAGACTTTTATCATGAGGGATACCCAAGAACTTCTTCTACATAGTACGTAGCCTTTGCTTTAGTCATTGATGGGTATTTTGCAATAGTATTAGCTATTGCTTTTTCTTTTGAGATTTTAGTCATTTTCTACATCCTTACGTGTTTCAATTATATTACGAACATTCTGAAGAGTTTCTATTAAACTGTCCAGATTGTTATCGAAATTTAGTATAACCCAGTCATGAGAGTTTTTAGGCAAGATGGCAATCTCATGTATAAATACAATGTCACTACCATCAGCTTGAAACTCTCTGTGTTGAGCTATAGATACCGCATGAGAACCATGTGTTACTCTTACGTTATTGAGTTTGAATTTTGTTTGAAAGTCATTGTCTTCCATCATTTAACCCTTTCTCCAGAGCATTGAACATTATGTACCACATATCCAGAATCTTCCCAACCTGAGATGATGTCAGGTATTCTGGTTGATTCTATGTGGTACGATACTTGGTGATTCACATCGTCCTTGTAGGAGTAGGACTTGGAGATGTTCATTTTGTATTCAAGTTTCATTTGATTGACCTTTCAATAGGTGATGTTTCGATGAATTCTACATGATATCCACCGAAGTCTTTTACGAATACACCTACACCATTTTTGTCGATGTAGAATACTTTTGCCACTACCCATGTCAGCATAGCAGCACAGAGAAGCATAGAGAGTTTAGGCATTGGTATATCCTTTCAAGATATAGGTTAAGTGTTTATGAAACAGCAACCATTACGATTGCTGAAACAAAAAGACTTAAGACACAAGCGGAAGCCACTCGTCCACTTCTTTTATGAAGATGTAAGTCAGGAGGTGATCTATCTCGTCTTGTGTCACGTAGTCGTTTATACCCAAACCATCTGGCAGGGTTAGGACTTTGTCCACAGCTTGTATCATCTCCTCTTTGATGTGTTCCCATTGTTCACCTGGGTCAAGCTCATTCTCGAAATCTGTTGTCCATTCTACGGAGTCACAGAGTTTGTCAAATTTATGCTCGAAGAAGTCTATGTCATTTCCTGCAATTGAGTTAGTCATGGTATATCCTTTCAAGATATAGGTTAAGTGTTTATGAAACAGCAATCATAGACATTGCTGAAACAAAAAGACTTAGATGAGGGACAGTTGTCTTGGGTCTTTACCAAGGTCACTAGGGCCATAGAACGGGAACCCATCGTATTGCCGCTCATTGGCGAACAATGTATCCAGAATCATATATGCGTAATTTAAGCATACATTTGAGAGAGCAACTACACGCTTAAGTTCACACTCATCGCAGGAGAGTAAGAAAGCCTCGAATGCTTTTATCATCTCCTGGTTTTCTGGCTGCATCCAAGGATCTTGAATACCATCGTCCTGTTCCCAGAATATTTCAAGGCGTCTAGCAGCACGAAGGATGATTTTGTCTGAAGTTGGGAATTGCATGGTATATCCTTTCAAGATATATGTCGGACCCCACACCTCTGAGAGATCCATGAGACACCAAGAGAACCTTGGAGTCAGTACAGGGACAGCCCCTATACTTCTTCTTAGATCTGGCCCCTGTGGTCAGATCAGAGACTATCCGAACCAATCATGTAGAGGTCTGAGAGATACTGAGAGATACTGAGAGATACTGAGAGAGACTGAGAGATACTGTACATTGGTCTAGACTGAGAGATACTGAGAGAGACTGAGAGATACTGAGAGATAGACTAGGAGATCTTATAGTATAGATATAGATATATAGTAACCTAAGGGAGGGACTGGAAGGCTTCTCCCTATAAGGAACTTAGAGAACAGTACACCATCCCCCCACAGTCTCTCACAGAATCCCACACAATCCCATAGTCCCGCTAGAGCCTATGCCACATAAGACCCTCAGAGAGCCTCACAGAGCTTATAGAAGTCTCAGAGTACCTCACAGTACCTAAAAGATAGACACCTACCTGAGAGGGCCTCTTAGAGATCTAGGGGGTACTGCAAGACTATGAGGGTACCTGATAAAAAAAGTACTTATTAGGCTCTCTTCCTCAAAGACTCTCCCAAACCTAGGAGGGGGTACCTCAATCTCTCACAGAATACCCACATATCTAAAAATATATAAATATATTTCTAAGTTCCTTATAGGGACATAGAGGACACACAATGAACAATAAAGAGATACAGTCTCTTCTCAAAGAAAAAGAGAGGAGGGTAAAACTAAAAGGGTACGAGGGGGACTTTACTTCCTTTGCCGAAGAACAGATACAGATTATTACCAAGGATACTAGCTTAGGTTTCATACCTTTTAGGTTTAACGAGTGCCAAGAGCGTATCACTAAGGCTCTCGTAGAACAACAAGAAGAAACTGGTATGGTTAGGGCTATTATCCTAAAGGCTAGACAACAAGGTATCAGCACTTACTGTGCTGGTAGGGTCTTTTGGAAGTCATACTTCTCACCTCATTCTAGATCAGTGGTTATGGCGCATGACTCTGCTACATCAGATGCCTTGTTTAGTATGTCTAAGAACTTGATTAGGAATATGCAGGGTGAGTTAGTACCTAAGGAGATTACATCTAATGCTAAAGAAATTAAGATACAGTCTCCTGCTTACAATGATAAAGATGCTATTGGCTCTTATCGTCTGTATACAGCGGGTTCTCCGGAAGCTGGTCGTGGAACTACACCAACGATTGCTCACCTATCAGAAGTAGCCTTCTGGACTCATGATGAGAAGATATTGGCTGGTTTGTTCCAAGGTATATCCCAAGCACCAGGCACTGAGGTTATACTAGAGTCTACAGCTAATGGTGCTCAAGGGGAGTTCTACAGGCTCTGGAAGGGTGCTGTAGCTGGTGAGAATGAATACCTACCAATCTTTCTACCTTGGTTCATAACCCCTGAGTATAGGCGTACAGCCCCTGAGGGAATGGAGTTAACGATTGAAGAAGAAACCCTTGTAGAGAACTATGGGTTAGATAATGATCAATTGTATTGGCGCAGATTAAAAATTGCAGAGGGTGGTAAGTTAAAGTTTCAACAGGAGTATCCTGCTACAGCGGATGAGGCATTTATTGTGTCTGGTGCTAATGTGTTTGACATTGATAAATTAAACTCTCTTGTACCCCGTCCAGAACAAAAGCGTAGTGATTGGGATCCATCTAGTAAAATGTTTGATGATAACAGGGAAGGTAACCTGTCTATATATGATTACCCTAAATGGGAAGAACCCTATGTGATTGGGGCTGATGTCTCTTTAGGGGTGGGTCAAGACTATAGTGCTGCTGTTGTTATGAATAATAAATATGAAATTGTAGCTGTATATCGTAACAATCGCATTGACCCTAGTATGTGGGGTGAGTTGTTGTTCTACTTAGGTAGATATTATAACAATGCTTTCCTAGCTGTCGAGTCTAACTCAATGGGCATTGCTACGTTGCAGAAACTAGAACAGATGGGCTATTTAAACCTGTACAAACAAACTAAGATAGCTAATGTGTCTAACGAAGAAGGTATGAGATTAGGCTTCAGGACAACCTCTGCATCTAAACCTGTGATCATTGGGAACCTGAAGAACCTAATAGACAATGAGGATATTATGATCCCCTCACCTATTCTGATTAGAGAACTAAAGGACTACATCTCTACCGCTAGTGGAAAGACAGAAGCAGCACCTGGTTGCTATGATGATACTGTTATCTCCCTCGCCATATGTGCTGAGGTGTTACGCACACATTGGGATCGTCTAAACACAAGGAATGTTTCATGGAAAGAGAGGATATCGGACTGGGAAGAGGACAGTACCCAGTGGATTTAGAAGAAGAGTTTCATAGTCAAGTGCTAGAGTATTGGATACAAGGTAGGATACCACTCGATATGGTGTCTATTAACCATGAGGATAAATGCCTCGAAGTATACTATGGTTATGCATAAAGTTCTCTAAGTTCCTTATAGAGAATAGAGATTCCTGCATTGTCCTCATAACGCGCTGGTGGTCGCGGCAGGTAAACCACCACTTAATTTTTGAGGAGTATTGAAATGAATATTGTTATCGGGTTGATCATGGCCCTTGCGGTTACTGGAAGTGTAGCCCCCCAAACTAAACCAGTAGTAGATCCAATGATTATTGGACTCTCAGTGGGAACTGTTGCTGCACCACTCGCAGTATCATCTGGGGTTACAGGCAGTGCATCTATCTTAGGTACAGCATACACCAATGCTAATGTTGTTGCAACAGGTGCTGGTGTCCTTGCAGGATCGGCAGTTGTTGTTAATGCTGTTTTAACTGAAGAAGAATAAGTTCGTCTGGCACTAACGCAAAGTGCTACGCCACGAGGTTACACAACCTCACTCGTTACGTTGTTCTGCAGATGGAATTTCGCTACCGTATAGTTTGGGCATCAACCAACTATAGCTGAACACTGGGCAGGCGTCATCCTAGTCATGATATAAAACTGACTGTCTACAATTCATAGGGCATAGCCCCAAGTTAGTTAGTTAGACCCACGGAGGGAGCTATGCGATTTAATGAAACACAAGTCGAGCCAAAGAAAGAACCTAAACCTAAAAAGAAAAAAGACATTGTAAAAGCTGGTAGTAAAGACTATGACTACGCAAATTTAGCAAACACTAAAAAAATCCTCACAGGTAGGGGTTCATTGTAATGGCTGGTAATAAGTATAAAGAAAAGGTGTCTGATGACAGTCTAATCAATTTGATTGAGACTGGTATCCAAAACTCTACAGGAGAATGGTTAAACTCGTCTGACATGACACGGGAACGTCAACGGTCTACGTATGAATTTGCAGGAGTTGCTGCAGATCACTTAGCACCACAGGGTGTATCTAGTATTGTTGACACGTCTACTACCGAAACAATAGAAGCATATACTGCAATCTTGTCTGATTTGTTTTTAAACAATGGTAAATTAGCTAGATTTGTACCATATGACAATTCTCCAGGCTCTTTTAAGAGTGCTAGGGATGCCTCAATGGTTACTAATTATGCCATATTTAAACAGAATAATGGGTGGGAACTTATCCAAACTTGGATAAAAAGTGCTCTATTATGGAAGAATGGTGTAGTTCGGTGGGACTATGTAGAAGGTTATGAGTACGAGTTTGAAGAATACGAGAAGATCTCTCAGGGCCAGTTGGATATCCTCCTTGCTGAAGAAGGAGTTGAGATCATTGGTAACCTAAATTATGAAAATGAGTTAGGTGAGTTAAACATGGAGACCGGACAGCAGGATGCTGAATTGGTTTATGTTGATGTCCGTATTCGTCGTAAGAATGATAACTCTCGTGTGAAGATTGAAAACATTCCACCAGAATCTTTTAGGATTTCTCGTGATGCTAAGTCAATAGATGACGCAAGTTTCGTAGGTGTTCAAACAATTCTGACTCGCTCAGAGATACGTAAAATGTGGCCGGATGTTGCAGACAGTATCAACGAAGACGAGTGGGATGAGCTTGGAGATGACACTGGCTGGGATGGTAATGGAAGCTATGCAGAAGATATTGCAGCTCGTAAATTAGTAACAGGTCAAAGCTATCTCCAAGGTCGTATGTCTGACGATGTGACTGCCCTTGAAGCGAATCGGGAAGTTACAATCACAGAGTGTTGGATTAATGTTGATCGTGATGGGGATGGGGTTGCTGAGCTTAAGCACTTCATAACTGCAGGTGATACAGTCTTGTATGAATGTGATGTAGACATGATACCAATTGCGTGTCTATCGCCCATCGATATCCCATATGAGTTTTATGGTTTGTCTATTGCTGACTTCACTCGCTCATCAACACTAGCGTCTACTGCAATCCTTCGTGGGTTTGTTGAAAATACATATCTTACAAACTATTCACCAAAGCTTGCTGATCCAAACGTTGTTGATTTTTCTGCTCTTCAAAATATAAGACCAAAACAAATCATACCAACTAACGGTAATCCTAATGGTGCTGTATCCTCAATGCCTCCAGAGGCAATTAGCTCAGGTACTGTACCACTGCTCTCACACTTACAGACAATTAAAGAGCAGGCAACTGGGATGTCCAAGGCTGCACAGGGCCTCAATGACTCTCTGTATGTTTCTGGTAACAGTGAGCAGAAATTAGCTGCAGTTCAATCTGCATCTCAAAAACGTATACAACACATTGCTCGTAGGTTTGCCGAAACAGGTATGAAGCGTCTATGCACAGGTGTGTATAAAACAATGCGTAAATGCTTAAAGACTCACTCCAAGTTTAGTTACCAAGGTGTGTTTGCTGAGATAGATATCATGTCACTCCCATCTCGTATGGATGTTGAAGTGTTCCTTGATATCGGTGAAAACTCAAATGCAAATATGATTAAGAAATTTGAGATGCTTGGTGGTACAGTTCTCCCAGGCCTTAACAGCCAGGGCCAGGGTGTTGTAATTCGTCCAGAAGCTCCTGCTGTCTTAGCTACAAAGCTCATAGAATCTATGGGTATTGACAGTAACGATTACCTTGAAGATTACACTACAGATGAGTTTAAACAGAAAGCTATAGAAACTGTTAAACAACAAACTGAAAATAACCAAAAGGATAGTGCTCTACTTCAACGTAAAGCAGAAGCTGATGCATTACTGGCCGAAGCCAATGTTACATTTACTAACGCACAATCTAAGAACACTGTAGATGATAACACTAAACAGTTAGCTATCTCTATTGATAAGCATTTCCAACAGTGGGCAGAGATTGATATCAAGGCTCGTAAAGAGGGTATTGAACCCCCAATGCGTCCTGACTTCAACCAAATAACAACTCTTGCAAGAGCTATGATTGCAGGTGAAGTATAACTAAGAGGAGGTGGAGAGATGTTTGGATTACCTTTAGAACTGATTACAATGCTTTTCTCCACCGTCTTAGGTGGGGTGATGTCTATTTGGGGTCAGAGTAATAAAAATAAAGCAGAACAACAAAGACTACTTATAGGTTCAGTTAACACTGCGCGGGAATACGGATCGAAGGATAAACATTTTGCGTGGACACGTAGGATAATTGCCCTTTCAGCTGTGATCTCTATTATTGTACTACCTAAGTTAGTAGCTGTATGGTACCCAGAAGTTCCTGTATTCGTAGGATATACAGAAGTACAGGGTGGATTTTGGAACTTCTTGTTTGGACCAGATAAACAAATTGTATGGCAGTCTGCTACAGGTTTTGTAATCACGCCGCTTGATACGCACATTGTATCAGCCATTGTAGGTTTATACTTTGGGGCGGGGTTTGCAAAGTAATGGAAAATAAAAGTGTATCTATATCATTTCTAGTGGGTATCCTCTTTCAAACAGGGGCCTTAGTGTGGTATGTTTCGAGCCTGGCAAGTGCAATTGAACTTAACTCTAGAGACCTTAGTCGTCATGAAGTAAGGATAAACAACCTAACATCTATAATGCAATCTCAGGCAGTGACCCTAGGTCGTATGGATGAAAACATTAAATCAATTCGTGATATGATGGAAAACAGTAGAACTAACAAGGAGTAATTACAATGGATAATATTAAACTTCCTATTGCCCTTGTGTTAGCTATGGCTGTTCAGCTTGCAGGTGGTGTGTGGTGGGTGTCTCAACAGGCATCTACTATATCCAACTTAGAAGAAACTGTCAGCCAACTAGGTTCACGTATGGCTATTGAGGACAACATCAATCTTAAACGTGATGTTGAAGGTAATGGTGTAGAAATACAATACGTATGGGATGACATAGAAGAACTATGGGATGAGCTTGCATCTATGACTTCCGCTATCAATGAGATTAATAAACTCAAACAAAGGGTAGCTGTTATAGAAAGTGAGTTACGTTACATTAACCGTGACCACAGAGATATGGCAAAGTAGATGATTGATCCTTTTACAGCTATGGCAGCAGCAACCACAGCCTACAATGGCATCAAGAAAGCTGTGTCCGTAGGCCGTGAAATCAGTTCTATGACTAGTGCAGTCTCCCAATGGTCTAAGGCTGTAAGCGACTTAGACTTCTTAGAAGATAAAGCTAAAAACCCTCCAATGTATAAGATGTTCAGTGATACTCAGTCCAATGCATTAGAGATATGGTCACAGAAACAAAAGCTCAAAGAGATGAGAGAAGAACTCAAATCACACATATCTTGGACTTACGGCCCTAGTGCATGGGAAGAGATAGTGAGGATAGAGGCGAAGCAACGTAAAGAACAACGTGAACTAGTCTACAAGAAACAAGAGTTTGTAGATAACTGCATTAACTGGGCTGTGGGTATCTGTGTAGCATTGGCGGGTGTAGGTGCTTTGATAATAGCAATGTATTTTTTAGGTGTAAAACAGGGGAAGTGGTAATGTGGTTTTTAGTTTGGTTTATGTTTACTAATAATAAATTAGACCACTACATCTTAGGTCAATATAGTTCGTTTGATGTTTGTGAACAAGAGAAGATTAGGTCTTCAGTTCTGATAACTAACAGTACAACAACGGTATATTGCTTTGAGGTTATTCCAAAATAAAAATAATAAGTACGTAGGTTATAGTAAAGATGGTAAAGTCATCATAATAACTTGCAATAAAAAGATGGCTATTCTTTACATGAGGAGTTTAATTGATGCCGAAGAAAAAAGACTCAAGGCTAACTAACGCTGGAGTGTCTGGTTATAATAAACCTAAACGCACTCCATCACACCCCACTAAGTCACATGTTGTTGTTGCTAAAGAGGGAGAGAAAGTTAAAACCATTCGATTCGGAGAGCAAGGTGCGTCTACAGCAGGTGCTCCTAAGTCCGGCGAATCTGATAAGATGAAAAAGAAACGTGCTAGTTTTAAAGCCAGGCATAGTAAGAATATTGCTAAAGGTAAAATGTCTGCAGCGTATTGGGCGGATAAAGAAAAATGGTAAAGAAAAAATCCACTGTTAATGAGGCGGGTAATTACACTAAACCTACAATGCGTAAGAACCTATTTAAAAAAATAAAAGCTGGATCTAAAGGTGGAAGCCCAGGCCAATGGTCTGCACGTAAGGCTCAACTATTAGCCAGTGAGTACAAAAAAGCTGGGGGCGGTTATCGTGCCTAAGAAAAAATCCCAGAAGAGTTTAGATAAATGGACTGATGAAAAATGGGGTACTAAGAGTGGTAAGAACTCTACTCAAGGTAATAAGGCTACAGGTGAAAGGTATCTACCTAAAAAGGCAAGGGAAGCATTAAGCTCTAAAGAATACTCTGCTACAAGTGCGGCTAAACGTAAGGGCACTAAAGAGGGTAAGCAGTATGTTTCGCAACCTAAAAAGATAGCCAAAAAGACTTCTAGATACAGGTCTAAATCATAAGGAAACATAATGGAAAAGTATAAAGCTGCAGCGGAGAAGACGCTGAAAGGAAATACACATCCGGATCTACAAGCCAAAGAAGCATTACTACGTGCTAATTTCTCTTCACAACAACGCGAAGGTTTCTTCAATGAAGCGTATGGAGAGTTATTAGTGCAGTATTTTACTGCCTGGTTAGGAACAGATCCACATGAAGTTAAGACACGAGAGTTTATATATAACTCAGCACTTGCGTTGGGGGATGTTAAACAGAAACTAATTAACTTTGAAACATACGGAAAGAATGTACCATACATTGAGGACAACGCATAATGAACAATATTGATTACGAAAAGTTGGTAAAGAACGTGGAAAACATGATTAACCTGTTAGAGTACGATTCTATGCGATCTCCAGGTAAGGCCAAACTTAATAGCAATCAGCTCATGGCTATGTATAATCTATTAGATCGATACAAAGCCAATAAAGAAACATCCGTACCAAAGGCAAAAAAGCCTACGGCTAAAAAAGAAGGATAATAAAACATGTCAGAACAAAATGAATCTCTACCCAACACGGATGATGTTCCCAGTTCTGCTGGTCCAAACGAACAAGAACTCCTAGATGCCGTATTATCTAATACCGAATTTCTTCGGAATGATGATGTGCCGCTACCAGAAGAGGAGGTCGAGTACGAGGATCCGGAGGTAACTGCTGAGGAAGACCCAGATGTAGCAGATACCGCCGTTAGCGATGAAGAGTCTGAGGAAGAAACAGAAGAGTCAGAAGATGAGGATGGCGCGGAAGCCCCTACCCAAGAAGCTGATGTATTCACTGTTGATGATTTAGATTTAGATGCCAAAGTCTCTGTCAAAATTGATGGAGAAGAAATGGAAGTCTCATTTGCTGATTTGCTCAAGGGCTATCAGACAGATGCTTCACTCTCTAAGAAGGGTCGTGAACTCGGAGAGGCACGTAAGTCTATTGAAGAAGAACGTGTTGCTAAGCTATCTGAAATTTCAAAAATATCAGATGCTACTAACGCAATGCTAACAATGGATGAACAAAAACTGGCTAAGGAATACCATGATGTTGAAGCCAAAATCAAAGAAGCTAGGGAAAGTGGTGATACTTATGAGTTAAGTGATCTTAAAGATCAACGTGAACAGGCACAGCAGAAATACTGGTCTGCACGTAACACTCGTGAGAATCTTTTAAAAACTGTTGAAGAACAGAAATCAAAACTTCAAGAAGAAAAGTTTGCATCTCAGATGAAACACTTTGAAGAAGTAATACCACAAATGATCCCTGACTTTAATGAAAAGGTTGCAGTTGAAATTCGAGACTTTGCTCTTGAAAATGGTATTGCAGATGAACTTTTAAATACGGTGATGGATCCTAATGTTGTAAAATTCATTGATGATTATCGTCGATTAAAGAATGGAATTACAAAAGGCGCTGCAAAGCGTAAAGAAGTTCCAACTAAAAAAGTTCCAACTAAGAAACCAGCAGCTGCTAATAAAAAGGCAGCTGATAAAGAAAAAATGGTGAAGGCTCGTGCATTTAAAGAAGGTTCATCTAAAGATGACCAAATGGACTTCCTTCGTCAATATGCCTCCAACTCTCTAAATAAATAATATCCTAGGAGGATTAATAAAATGGCAACTACAGGTGGTCGTAATATCTCCACAGCCCGTGGAGCAACAGGCACAGGTAAAGACGTATCAAACCGTGAAGATCTAGCGAATTTTATTTCCATGATCACACGAGATGAAACTCCCTTTATCTCTTCAATTGGTAAATCCAAAGCAACTAACATCTACCACGAGTGGCAAACTGATGAGCTTACAGCTCCAGGTAACTCCCGTGTAGCTGAAGGTGCAGATTTCTTGGCAGCTGGCTCTACACCTGCTTCCGGAGATGGTGCAGCCTCTACATCAGTAGGCGCAATGCGTACACGTTTGGGTAACTACACTCAAATCAACAGCAAAACAATCTCAGTATCAGGTAGCCGCCGTGCTATTGATCAAGCAGGTGTTGCCGATGAGTATGCATATCAGCTGAAAAAGCGTGGCACAGAAATGCGCCGTGACATGGAGTTTGATGTTGTAAACACATATAACAAGCAAACTACTTCTGGTGCTCGTCAGACTGGTGGTTTTCAGTCATTCGTAAACAGTGGTGATACTTGTGTGTTTAAAGGTGCTTTCACAGCACCATCAACAACTAACGCTGGTACAGCAGTTATTACTGTTGCTTCAGGTGCGGCTAAAGCTGCTTTGGCTCTCACAGACATTGACTCAGTGATGCAAAAGATCTATGAGAACGGTGGTTCCGCTACTCGTATCATGGTATCCCCAAAACTGCGCCGTGACTTCTCTGACCTTATGGTTGCAGATACAGGTGTTCGTCGCAACATCGATGAAGATGGTAAACTTCGCCAATCGGTAGACGTTTACATGTCAGACTTTGGTGACTTGATGGTAGTTCCAAACTACATCATGGGCCTTGCACACACAACTACTGACGCAACTACAACACAGTTTGACGCTGCAGATTCATGTGCTCTTGTATATGATCCACAGTGGTTTGCAATTGCGACATTGCGTCCAATGCAAGAAGTTGAAGTCGGTCAGAAAGGTGACTCAACTGTTGGCATGTTTGTCGAAGAATGGTCTTTGGAAGTTAAGAATCCAAAAGGCTGTGGCGCGATTTACGGCCTAGAGTAATTACAAAAAGGGGAGGGAGATTATTTCTCCTTCCCTATTTTATTCTATTAGGAGGTATAGAACATGATGGTAATCAAAGGGACAATCCCAGCAAATACACTTGGAAATAACTTGGTCGGAGATGTGCTTCATCTACCAGCAGATCGATGTGCTTGGACAACATCTGCAGCTTCGGCTAGTGGTTATCAAATAGATAAAGCATTTTTAATCCACTCTACAGGTAACGTGACTATCGTTAACCCAACTTTAGGTTACATTGGTAAGTCTGGTCGCTTTGTAGAGATGGCAACTTAATAAGAGGAAGAGGACATGGCACGTTGGGATGTAACACCTGGCACAGAGAATGGCACTATTAAAGGCACTATCCAATGTGATGAGGATGGATCTAGTAACTGGAAAGTATACCAAGATGAAAAACCTTTTTTAGAGCAGGCTAAAAAGGATCGTGATCTTTCAGACAGTGGGTTTAATAAAAAAGACTTAGGGTTTAAAAAGTTCGCTACAGTTCCTGATATCGTAGCCATTGAAATAAAAAACAAGTGGGGTATTGATTTGCATGATTCGGCAACGATGAAGGATAAAGACATGATGGCTAAATTCATGATTATATTCAAGCAAAACTACCCCCACCTCATGTCTTATTAAGGAGATTTAAGATGGCAACATACGTAGAATTTGTAGGATCTGGTGACTTCACTGGTGATAACGCAGGGTTGATTAGATCCTGGGCAAACAGAGATGTTTCTGTTTTGCCTGACTCAGTGGTGACACGTTGTTTAGATTATGCAGCAGATAAGGCTTACAGAACACTACGTGTGCCGCCTCTAGAGATAACTAAAATTTATGATGTTAATGGTACCCAAGATGAAATAACTGCAGCAGGAGTAGCTGGTGTTACTCCAGACATATCCCCAAGCTCTTTTTGGGGTGGTGGGCAAGTGTTGTCTATGACTTCACCCACTGACATGATTGAAATTATGTATATCAGGAATGCAGACACTGCTACTAAAAACCCAGGTATTGTGTACAATGAAAGGGTAGATGTGAGAACATTCAATGATGGTCTTAGTAGCTCTAAGGATTATCACTTTTTCACTAGGATTGGAAATGTTATAAAGCTACATGGTAATTTTAGTCGTGGAGATTCAATAGAGTTGCACTACTATCGCAGGCTCCCTGCACTTAATGCAACCTACTCGGGTACTTATAATAACTGGAAATCCGGATTAGGTACCTTAGATATTGGAGGGGTAGCTACAACTTATTCAGCCGCTGCAGATAAAACAGAATCAGCATTTGACGCGAGACTTGCACAAAATGCAAACTATTGGGTAGGGGAATTAGCAGCTAACTGGTTAAGAGATGAAAATGAAAGGGTTATTTTATTTGGAGCATTATTAGAGGTGTCTATTTATTTAAATGACACTGAAGAAATACAGAAATACATGGTTCTTTTCGATCAAGAAATATCGGGATTGAATAAAGAAGAAGTAGCACGAAGAAACAGGGGCGGTAATCTCTCAATGTCATTCGCGTACAGTGGTTTACTCTAGGAGGATACTATGGGATTTAGAGACTCAGACACCATAATCGAACCAATTGATGATGGGGGAGCTTTTGACTCAGGTGAAGGCTCTACAAGTTCTACAAGTGAATCTGCAGCTAATGCTTTACAAGCAGCTAACTCTGCTGCAGCTGCTCTTGTTAGTGAAAATAATGCAGCTGCCGATGTTGTATTAACTAACGCTGACGTTGTATTAACTCATGCAGATGTTGTTTTAACCAACGCGGATCTTGCTTTAACTAATGCCGATGTTGTATTAACTAACGCTGACGTTGTATTAGCTGAGGCAGATAAAGTGCAAACCGGACTTGATCGCGCAGCCGTAGCAGCCGACCTAGTGCTAACCAATCAAGATACAATAGACACAGCCGCTAATCTTGTTCTAACTAATGCAGATGTTGTGTTAACTCATGCTGACGTGGTGTTAGCGGAGGCTGACAAAGTGCAGACTGGTCTTGATCGCATAGCCACTAACGCTGACGTGGTATTGACTCATGCAGATGTTGTTCTAACTAATGCTGATGTTGTACTGGCCGAAGCAGATAAAGTACAAACAGGGCTTGATCGTATAGCTACTGCTGCTGATGTTGTTTCAACTAATGCGGATGTTGTATCAACTAACGCTGACGTTGTATTAGCTGAGGCAGATAAAGTTCAAACCGGACTTGATCGTGTAGCTACTGCTGCTGATGTTGTTTTAACTAACGCTGACGTTGTACTGACAAATGCTGACGTTGTGAGCGCAGGTAACTCAGTTACTGCCGCCGCTCTTTCAGCAACAGCTTCAGCAACAGCAAAAACAGCAGCTGAGACAGCAAAAACAGCAGCTGAGACAGCAAAAACAGCAGCTGAGACAGCTGAGACAAACGCTGAAACAGCAGAAACTAATGCTGAAACAGCTGAAACAAATGCAGCTGGAAGTGCCACTGCTAGTTCAAACAGTGCCACTAGTGCAGCAACCTCTGCATCAACTGCTACGACTAAGGCATCTGAGGCATCTACATCTGAGACAAACGCTTTGGCAAGTAAGAATGCAGCGGCTATCTCGGAGACTAATGCAAGCAACTCAGCTACTGCATCAGCTAACTCTGCTAGTTCTGCAGCCACTTCTGAAACTAACGCAGCAACATCTGCATCAACGGCTTCTTCTCAAGCCAGCACAGCGACAACCAAGGCATCTGAGGCATCTGCCTCTGCCACAAGTGCAGCAACTTCTGCATCTACAGCAACAACTAAGGCGTCTGAAGCATCTGCTTCTGCTACAAGTGCAGCCACTTCTGCCTCTAACTCTGCATCTTCTGCGACAGCCGCACAGACAGCTGAAACAAATGCTGAGACAGCTGAGACAAACGCAGCAGCTTCTGCAACAACTGCGACTACTAAGGCTGGGGAGTCTCTCACATCTGCGAACTCTTCTGCGTCTTCTGCAACAACTGCTGAAGCAGCTAAGGATGCTGCTCTTGCTGCATTAGATTCATTTGACGATAGGTACCTAGGAGCTAAATCCTCTGACCCAACAGTAGATAACGATGGTAATGCTTTAATCTCAGGCGCTTTGTATTACAATACAACCGACGATGCAATGAAAGTTTACACAGGATCTGCATGGGTTGCGGCTTATGCATCACTTGCAGGTACTCTTCTTGTAGCAAATAACTTAAATGATCTTGACAATGCAGTGTCTGCTAGATCAAACCTTGGGCTAGTTATTGGAACTAATGTTCAAGCGTTTTCCGCTATCCTTGCAGCCACTACTGCATCATACACAACTGCATTGAATACTAAACTTTCAGGTATTGAAACTGGTGCTACTGCTGACCAAACTGGTGCAGAAATTAAAACAGCTTATCAGGCAGAGGCAAACGCTTTTACTGATAGTCTCTACACTAAACTAGATAACATCGAAGCCAGTGCTGATGTAACAGATACTGCTAATGTGGTATCATCTTTAACTGCAGGGTCTAATATAACCATTGCAGCTGACGGTACAATATCTGGATCTGCTGCTTACAGTTTACCCACATCTTCTGCCACTGTACTTGGTGGTGTTAAGGTTGGGACTAACTTGTCTATAAGCGGTACAGGTGTTCTGTCTTCTGCTAACACTACATACACAGTGGGCGATGGTGGACTTACTCAAAGGAATTTTACAACAACATTAAAAGATAAACTAGATGGTGTTGCTGCAGGTGCAACTAACACTATTGGAAATGCTACCCACACTGGCGAAGTCACTGGTTCTGGTGCATTGACAATATCTGATAATGTGGTTGATGAAGCCAATCTTAAAGTTTCAAATTCGCCTACTAACGGTTACTTCTTATCAGCACAATCGGGCAATTCTGGAGGTTTAACTTGGGCGACTGTACCTGCGGGTTATAATGATGCTGATGTTGCTTCTTATTTAGCTAGTGCATCAAGTGTTGGGATTGGGGTTGTCCCTGAGTCTTGGAACTCGGCCTTCAATGGCGTTCTGCAAGTTGGCACATACGGAGTTATGGCTGGCACATCGGGCAGCGCACAGTTCGGTTCTAACTTTTATTACGATGGTGCTTACAAGCGTATTAACACCAACTTCGCATCAAGAACATATCAAGAAAATGGCAACCATGTTTTTGAAACTGCCGCCTCTGGTTCTGCCGATTCTGCAATTTCTTTTTCGGAGAGTATGCGCATCTCAGCAGCGGGTGACATGGAGTTAATCCAAAGCAATAACCTTTACTGGAAACACGCAGGCGGTGGAACTATACGGGCTGGAATAACCGCCAATAGTTCTGACAATCTTGTATTTTCAACAGGTTCATCTGATACTACTCGAATGACGATAGATGGCAGCGGTGTCGTAGAAATACCAAACAGCGGTGCGTTTAGAGCATCTTCCAGCAACGCAACAAAATTTGTGAGGATGTACGCTGGTGGCGGCACTGGCAAGTGGGACATCTACGGCAACGGTGCAAACCTACGGATAAGCGACAACATGAACGCAGGGGTTCTTGCGGTTGATACTGGTGCTACTTTTGGTGGTGGGGTGACAATAGATTCTGGAAACGGTGATCAGCTACTTCTAGACAATGCTGGTGAACGCTTTACTCAAATCTCTTTTTCTAACAATGGCTCTCAAGAAGCTGCAATTTGGTACGATGCCACGGATAACTACCTTGTAGCTCATGCAAATGCTGGGGATGGTTTTAAGGTTCAAACTGGGGGCAGTAACGATAGACTAACTATAGATGCCTCAGGCAACTTAACTACAAATGGTACTACTCTTAAAAGTAATAGTAATGTTCCTAGAAACTTTAAGCTTCAGCCTGCAGCTAGTAGCACGGACGTTGGCCTCTCTCATTATGCTGGTGATGGAAGCCATGGCTACCAACTATATTCAGATGGTACTAACTATGGTTTCTTAGATGCAAATTGGGGCAGCTGGGATCTTAAAAAAGTTAAAAACGGAGCGCTTTATGCCGATGAGGGTTCTGGTCAAAACCGTGTTTTCACCGATGGCTACCACCCTAATGCAGACGTACTAACAACAGCACGTACTATTAACGGCGTATCATTTAATGGCTCTGCTAATATTACTGTAGCTGATAGCACTAAGCTGCCCTTGACTGGTGGCACCATGACGGGTGATATTACTTTCTCAGGCGGCGCTGGCGCTATTACCCTAAACGACAGTGATATTAGGTCAGCCGATAGTAGCCCATCATGGACAGGAGACCCTGGTACAGTAGGTAAAATACAATATCACGCAAACCGTTGGTACATTGTTTCAGATAGTAATTCTACTAATATTTGTACATTTAGGCGTAATAATGGCGATCAATCTTATATTGACAATAGTGGTAACTTAGTTGGTGGTAATGCAGATGGTTGGAATAATGCCCGCACTCTAAGTCTAACAGGTGACGTAACAGGGTCAGTTAGCTGGAATGGGAGCGCCAATGCTTCTATAAGCGCAAGTTTGTCAGCGCCTTATAGCTACATAGATACCGCCACAGGATCTTACGGCACAGTTAAAGTAGACGATGATCGTAACGTTACTTGGGCTGGCTACGCCATTCGTGACG